CCCCCCCTATCTATTTTCTAATTTTTTTTTTTGATTTTTTTTTTCTGTGATATTTTTATGAGTGGTGGTTACACCAACCACACCCTCCCCATCACTTAGCCCAAGGGGGTCCTACCCCCTAGGGTCAAAATAACATAATATTAACCAATTAAACAATTACCATTATGGCAGATTTACAATTTAATGAGACACTGACAGTTGAACAGTTCAAAGCACAGATGAATGTATCACGCATTGATGTTAAGAAGAATCCTAAGACAGGCAAGCTCTTCTTCACCTATGGTGCAAAGACAGGTGCAGTTGCAGTCAAAGGCATTCCAGCTCATCCTATGCTCAGCAATGTCACTGGCTCTGATGGTTCTAACTTCTGGCTTCTGCATGAGGAAGGTCAGGGTGGAGCACCTGTATTGGCAAGCTTCTAAGCAGGGAGGGCAACAGGCAGGAATGCCTGTTTGCCTTTTCATTTCCTCTAAGCATTAATAGTGTTTAATCCTTTGAACATTAATAGTTTTTATGTGTAAAAGTTATATGAGTAAGCATCAATATGCTCTTAGTATAACTCTAAGATATGTTACACATTATATTATATGTAATAGGATTTAACTCTGTTAGTGATTAGAGTGAGATGAAGAATGCTCTATTTACATCTCTTCCTGACAAGAGGATTAGAGAGGTAAGTAGAGTGTTTAGGAGTTCAGTGCATTGAGTAAGTAGGATAGGATAATAGAGTGTGGAATACACTTTATGTCCTATCTTCCTTGTTTTGTGTTGAATGTAACTTGTTGATTTATTGAGAGTTAATAGTATGGACTGACATATTGTCAGATGTGTAACATTATAACCCATCCCCACAAATACCTCTCATTGAAACCAACAATTAGTAGAACAATCATCCAATAATGTATGACTGTTTTTACTGTTACAGTTTATATGCAAAACTACACTCTAACAAGCAAACAATCAAACAAACACATATTAATTGTTGTTAAATGTCTTCAATTGAGCACCAATAATATTGGTAGTGCTACTGAAATTGGGTGCAGATGTAAAGAATAGTACACTACTACAGGACTGTGGTGAGAGTAATATTAATTACTCAATAGACTTAGTGAGGATAGCAAGAACAGAATCAACATAAAACTGCACAGAGAGTAAGAAGGTTTTAGAAACTAAATATATTTAGGTCAGAATTAAGGCATATCAAAGACAGCAACTAATATTTTAGATGATTTAGGAATTAGAAAGTATTAGTGTAATGGTAGCACAATAACACAACCTATCTAAGCCTTATTGGAGGTGTAAATGATAGTGGAGTAATAGCCAATTGGATAGAGTCTTGGTTATAGTAATGGTTCGAGTCCATTATACTTTCCGCATAAAACCTTGTAAGTAGGGAGGGAAAGCCACAAAACTGTAGATAAATCATGAGTGGTGGATGTAAACTTACATTTTCTATCAACCTATAAACAAACAATCAAATGAGCAGCATTAGAAAAACAAAGAAAGCTATGAAGAAAAGTAATGGCTTCTTCAGTGTAGTAGTAGATAATGGTATGGTTTTCTGCGTATCAGAATGGTACATTTTAAGATACCATAAAAAGGGTATATCTGTAGATTATGCAGAATACTTGCCATATAAAATCATGAAGAGAATCATAATAGAAAGATAATATTATGATAGATGCTTTTGAAGTGGACATTCTCCTGACACAAGACTTAGGGGAATGTCCTGATGGAGATGCTTAAAATGATAAATTAAAGTTATGGCAAGAAAACATACATATCACCAAGAAAACTGTGACTGTTTCATAAGAGAAGTCATAGTAGATATCTATGGGAGAACAATAGTTCTGGGTGGACAACATGCCTTTGAATATAGTATAACTGTTATATCAATTACTGGTAGAATAGTTGTTACTAACTTCAAGAATGGTAAAGAAGCAAGAAAAGAGTTCTACAAATATAAAAGAAAGAAGTGATGGATTTATTCATATACTTATTAGTAGGCTTACCATTAAGCCTACTCTTTCTTTATATCATATTTGATGCAGTAAATGGAGATAACAAATGAAATACATCCTATTATTACTATCAATTGATGAAAAGATTCAAACTCATACTTAAAGGAGTGTTACTATGGGTAACAGCCTTTGCAGTTATACTCTTCATGTCAGGAGTAGACAGCATTTATGACAATGGATATTTTATACATTCAATTACTGTGTGTGTAGTATTATGTTATGCTTGCTACAAGCTAATATCTGAAGAAGAATTGGAAATATTGACTTTCTATAAATGGTTTAACAAAATAACAGGAGAAGAATCATGCGAACAATAATTGTAATTTTCACAGAAAGGAAGCTATCTCTCAATAAGGCAGCTTCTTATAAGAGATACAAGTTCTTGTGCAACTATGATACTGTATCTCTCTATGATATGGTAGAAGACCCAAGATACACTGGTAAGATGATGGTAGTGGGATTTACTTGTGATACTGACAGAGTTCAGCAAGGAATAACACTGAAAGACATCTATATTACCAAGGTAAATGGACAAGTTATCAATCAGCCTGCTGGATTGGTTAATGGTGGCTTAGCAGGAAGTGATTTTGACATTGACAAACAAAGAACAAGCAACATGGAAGAGAAAAGAAATATTGAGGTAACACTTGAACAGGCAATGGAATGGTATAATAGTGGTAATAGTACATTGCGTACATTAGCATTGAGTGCATATACTGAGGATGAATTAAAGTTCAACCTCAAGTACATCAATAGCAAGGTATGTAATACATGCTTCTGTACCAATATTCCTGCTAATGAAGCAGAGAAGTATAATACACTTACAGATTTGGCAATCATTGCCAAGTTCTTCAATGGCTCTTGGAAGAAAACCACAAACAATACAGGATATTTCCTTGGCAATTTCAATGCTGGATGTGGTCCTGTAGTTGATACTTGCAATGGTGTTGGTGTATATCAGCACAGTACTGTACAGTATGCAGGTGTTGTGTATTTCAGGAATCAAGAAGATGCAATCAAAGCAGTCAAGATTTTGGGTAAAAGAGTAAAGAGTCTATTTGACTAATAGAATTAAATTCATAACAAATACTGCTGGTCTGTGAAGATAGGCAGTATAAATACTCTCATAGTTCAGTGGATAGAACAACTCTCCCCTAAAGAGTAGACACAAGTTCGAGTCTTGTTGGGAGTACTAAGGTATTTACTCATATAAGGTAATTTGATTGTTTTTAGGTAAAGGATTTTTAGTTCGGGCAATAGCAATATTGCTACAGGAGACTGGTATGTGAATATAGGTCTTCTTTATGTCTCCATAGCTCAATTGGATAGAGCAACAAGTTAGAAGTAACATGGCTCCTTAGCTTAATGGATAAAGCAACTGCCTTCTAAGCTGTAAGTTGTGAGTTCGAGTCTCACTGGAGATACAATGGTGGATTTAGCTCACTATTTCTACTAAGCAGTGGAACCTGAAGAGAAGCAAAATGTGATGCTGGTAGGTAAGCTACTGTTTCTTGTTTTAGCTTGCACTTTGTTCTTAGAAAAGAATCAAAGCAATAGGAAAATTCATAAAAACATTATATCTCAATGGAAAAGAAATAAGTAGTAAAATGCGCAGCCAGCATTGTGCCTATGTATCTAACTGGTCATAGGTGCATGCTGGTACTACTTCATGGGGCATGATTGGTTTTGACTACTGATTATTTGGTAAGAGAACATGTAAAGACTGATGGAAAGACATCAAAACAATAACTGACAACACTTATAGAGTTGCAGCCTAAATAGGCTAAGCAGCACTTGCTTGGAAACAGAAAGGTGCAAAATAAGAGGTTATGTTACAGACTGAGGATTCAGTAGTAGAAATACTTGCGCATATTAAATTAGCTTAAAGTGGCTATGCCTTTAAAAAGATTTCCCTGTTAGATTAAATAGGGTGGTGGAACTGTTGTCATCCAGACAATCCCAGTGGGTAACTGACCACATTAAAAAGTAGTAAGCATGTGTAATTCTTTTATTAAAGGTTGGTAAGACAGGGGTTCGAGTCCCCTATGCTCCACAAAACAATCTTAGTATTAACTAAAAAAAAAGTATGTTTTATGTATTAATGTTTGAGTTCATGCTATTGGGAGTAATGGGTGGACTATTAGGTATATTCTATAGGAATTGCCTGAAGGTTGAGGATATGATATTCTATCCTTTGTATAGTAAAGTGTTTGTACCTATGGTTAAGAGTGGCAATAGGTTCTTACATTTTATAGCATACCCATTGGGATTCTGCATCTATTGTAGTACCTTTTGGATAACCATGCTCATTCTTATACTCTTCTTGACAAGCTGGGATTCACTTCCTAAGTGGCAGGATATTGTAATAGGAATTATAGCAGCAGAAGGTGTAGCTCACCTGATAGTGTGTATAAGTTGCAGATTCTTAATACACAAACATCCTGACTTAGATAAGGATTACTTAAAACATTTACATGAATAACTAAAACAGTAAGATATGCAAAAGGATTTAGTTTTCTTCAAGAAGGAAGGTGAAGAAGGAGTAGCCTTAACTTCTACAAGTGCTAACCACATTGCTAACTTAGCTAAGGAGTATATTCAAGGTGTGGAGACACAACTGAATAATATATGCTTCTTTGATGTTAGAGTAGCATTGGTAGGTACTTTGGCAGATGCAAACATCATTCAGACAGGGGAATCATCCGAAGTTTTAGATAGCTTACAATCATTGCTTGAGGGAGTAGCACAGGCTAAATCCCTTATAGCTTGGTTGAGAGAAGGCATCAAAGCTAAGGAGAATCTGATGAAGGGCTTGCAGACTATCAGCCTTGAGGATTGGTGTAGGGAGAATGGAATGGTTAAGCCTGAAACTCCTAACTATGGTCATGTATTGACTGAGGTAGAGTATTATGCTTCTCTTCCTATCAAGGAGAGAAACAGATACTATCAGTTAGAGACTGAGGCTGCTGTATTAGGTAAGTATATTCATCCTGATGGGCACTTGTCTGATGCAAGAAAGGAGTTAAAGGACAAGATTTATCATCCTCATAAAGTGGATGGTAAAGGCAGGGATGCCCTTATCTACACTTACACTCCTACTACAAGTATAGCTATAGTAGATAATGTATTCTATGAACTTCAAAAGAAGCACAGAGAAATACAGGCTCAACTGAATGCTATGAAGTACAGCTGTGAGCAGGCTATCAATGAGTCCACTAACAAGGTGAACACAGAGTATATGGCTGCTTCACAGAAGTACCAAGCTGAACTCAAAGATGTATTAGGAGCCTTCAAGACATGGAAGGATGAGAAGTCTCAAGAGTACAGCAAGTTGAAGATTATAGTACCCAACTCCCTGTTGGGTATTTATAATACTATCAACTCTTTGGGCAAGTAAGTAAGGACTTGGGATATTAATCCCTAACCTTATTGAATACACATAGCAGGTATCTGTTCTTATTCATAGAATATACATAATTGCTAATGAAAAGTGACATATCTAATGCTCAGCCATTAGATAGTCTGTTATTCCAAAATAACCAACCCTATGAAGTCTGACTGATGGAGGGATGTTCTTGTTCTTGGTGGAGTAACAGGTTCTTGCTATTGATATTGGCTTTGTGTTGGTAGATACTTGCTATGTGTAACTTGTCTTTGTATCTTGGTGTAATTGGTAGCACACTGGCTGTTGGGCTGGAGGTTAGGTTCGAGTCCTAAGATACACCACATTTATTGTTTCACTTCTAAAAAAAGATGGAAAAGAATGAAGAAAAGGTTCTGGAAAGAAATCTGGAACAGAAGCATTTTGAAAATGCTGCAAAAGCCATTAAAGGTGGCAAAGAGAGTGGTAGTTTAACCAATGTTGAACTTGTTGAAAACTTAGTAGAGAGCTACAAAGGTAAGACAGTGCAAGCACCTGTTGAGGTAATTGTAACAAGTGCAATATTCCTCAATGTGAGAGAGTTGATGGGTACTATTGAAGCCTTGAAACATACTCTTCACATTAAAATGGCAGAGGAGTTGAGAGAAAAAGCAGATAAGGGAGAAGCTACAGCAAGAGATGCAATGGCTGCTCTTATGCTTGCTGCAATTATGAAGAAAGAATCTGAAGAAGATTAATAAGTATGAGTGAAATCAAGTTAAGTCTGAGTATTGAGCTTCGAGGAAGCACAATGTTCAGCAAGGAGGAGTGCCTTAAAACAACTCACAAAGTGATTGAGACTGGTAAAATCTACAAGAAAACCATTGAGGTAAAAGTAGAGGATTGGGACAAGATGGAGAAGCACACTATGAGAGTGACTGACAAGGATGGTACCAATCCAGAGATTATCACTTTCCATACAAGAAAGTGCAAACCAGCTACACAGTCCCTGAACATGAGCAAAGAGGCTTATGAGTATATGATTGACAAGGATTCTTGTCCTTCATGGTCTAAGCCTGGCAAGTGGGCTGCAATGAGTGAAAAGGAAAGACTTGAAGCTCATTTGCAGAGAACAGTAGAACATCTTGGAGGTGTATCATATACCTATCAAGTGTTTGAGGACTAAATAGGAATGTTCTCATAGTAAGGGCAGGGGTACTAATAATACCCTTGTCCTTCTTTTTTTTTACGACCTACTGACTAAGTGGGATAAAACTAAGAGACTATGGGATATGTTCCTAAATTTATACATCTTGACCATTTCATTACTGTAGAGTATCCATTTGGTATTCATTGGAAGCATAGTTATATACAACAGAGTGCAGAGGCAATCTTCAATACATATAAAGAAGATATTGAGGAAGGTACGAGCATTACTTTTGTAGCAAGAGGCACATCAGGAGCCATGATTGCAGGTGCTATGCTTAATGAGTTACACAACATTAACCCAACTACTAAGACCTATATCCTGATTGTCAGGAAGGAAGAAGATACAAGTGCTCATTGTTCTTCATTAAGAGGAATTGATGAGGTTGGTACTACAAGGTTCATAGTTGTGGATGACTTTATAGCATCAGGTGAAACCATTGAAGCAATTATACGAGACTTAGATAGACAGCTTGAGGTATTTCCTCATCCTACTAATAAGTATGATATGCTTTGTGTAAGTAACTTCATTGATGCAAAAGCATTAAAGAAGAACTCATGTGATGATTACAGGAAGTGGAAAGGGATTTGTTCAAGATTTGAATATGTAGTATGTTGCCCTAAACCAGAGTAGTATGACACCATTTAATGTGTTACTCTTCATTATACTGTGTATTTGGATTATTGTAATGTATAATAAGTACTCTCCTAAGATTGATATAGTCACATCAAGGAATAGGCACATTGTACTATTATGGTATAACAAATGGTATTGGAATGGGGAGTGTAGGAGAACTTACATAAAACTGTTTGAAGTATGATAGAATTTACTCTTAATAGAAATAGGAATGGAAAGAAATCAAGATGGGCTAAGAAGTACCCAAGAAAGAGAATATTAAAGAGAGGCAGTGAGAAAGCTGCTGGATGGTATTTTCACAATTGGTATGATGATGACTATCATTATTTCCACGGAGATTTGCATAAATTCCTGTTAAAGAATGTAGGCAGACCAGTAGATAAAGTATTTTCTGAGTTCTTGCAAAGATGCAGGAGAGGCACTGAGAAGTATAATCTCAGAGAATGGTTCTATGATATGTTTGAAGAAAAAGAGAACATAGATTATAGAGGAGGATTCTACTTATCTAATGGTATTATTAACTACAAGAAGAAGAGCAAGAGACCTAAAGGTCCTTATGTTCCATCACCTTATATACCAGTATGGTTCAACACTCAGAATCTTCCGAGTAAAAAAGAATTGTATAATATATGTAAGAAGGCTGAGGAGACACATGAGAAGCAGCTTCTTGGTACATTCTATATCTCAGATGGTTTATATGAATCAAGAAAAGCTACAGTATATGTAGCAGCAAAGTCAGATTACAAGGCATCTTACTTTTATATGAGGATTGCCAAGATAAATGGAATAGGTATAGGAGTCAGATTTTGGGTAAGTAAGTCTCAGGATGGAAAATACCTAATTGACCCTTATTATATCACCTATTCTGAATACAAGTGGTCAAATAACAAGGAGTTGCCTGACTATGTATTTCTGACTAAAGAAGGAGACTAAAGTCTCACTGACTAAGTAATATAAGTTTAACAAAAAAAAAAAGCATGAAGAAAGTAGATTATGGGTAAAGTAGTAGTAAAAGTTGCTGTATGGTTTGTAATCTTCATTGTCCTATTGACATTAGGATTTGAAATGATTTCAGCACCTAATACCATTGAGAATGTGATAGGATTCTTTATGGTAGTGGCAACATTATATCTATCAGTCAGAACAAAGTGTTTAACAGCAATTAAATTAGAAAGAAAACATGAAAAGTAAATTGATTTTGGGACTTCTGTCCTTGTTTATGGTGTTCTCAATGACATCATGTATGGAGAAGGTAGATGCAGGTTGTGAAGGCATCAAGGTGAATCTGTATGGCAGTGATAAGGGAGTGGATGATGCTTCTTTGGTAACTGGTATTGTATGGTACAATCCTTGGACTACCACAGTATATGAGTATCCTACTTATGTACAGACCATTGACTATGAGCCATTTACAATCAATGCAAAGGATGGTTCAGAGTTCACTGTAGACCCTACTGTATCATTGAAGATTATTGATGGTAAATCACCTGCTGTCTTTAAGAAGTACAGAAAGGAGTTGAATGAGGTAATCAGAGGTACTCTGTATAACTATGTAAAGGATGCCTTTAGAATCCAGCTCAATAAGTTTACTACTGATGATATTGTAAGCAAAAGGGATAGTATTGAGAATGCTATTGAAAGGTACTTAACTCAGGCACTTGCCAAAGAAAACTTTCAGTTGGAGCAGCTAACCTCTGGTCTCAAATATCCTCAGACTATTGTAGAGTCTGTAAATGCCAAGAATAAGGCTATTCAGCAGGCTATGCAGGTAGAGAATGAGGTTAAAGTGGCAGAAGCTCAGGCTAAGAAACTTATTGTAGCTGCTGAGGCAGAGAAGAAAGCCAATGAGTTGAGACAACAGGCTCTTACTCCTGCAATCCTTGAGAAGATGTGGATTGAGAAATGGGATGGTAAATTGCCTGTATATGGGCAGGTTCCTACTATATTCAAAGACATTAGTAAGTAAGCTATGGGATGGATTATATTAGGTATAGTGTTCCTTGTAGTGACTATTTGGTCACTCAGGGGCACTACTTTTGCTGAATACCACTATCAGAATAGAGTGGATGAGCACCATGTTGCTGTATGGATGCTAATTATAGCTTTTATAATCTATTGTATTCCTATTATAGGTATCATGGCTTTCATAGCATACCATATATGGTTCTTCATACTTGCCAGTAGAAAGCCCCATCATAGCTATGAATATTTGATTATAGAGCTATCCAAGGAGAATGTATTACATAGGATATTGGGCACTGTTGCCTGCTATTTAACAAAAGAAGTATGAGTCAGAAAGTATTCAATATTATGTTCTCCTGTGCAATAGCTGTGCTTGGGGTGAGTATATGTCATCTTAGGTGCAGTATGGAGAACATTAAACCACCTGAAACAAAGGTGGTACACATAGTTAATGAGGAGCAACCAGACTTCTTCAGTAAGTCACCTCAAGAAGGCTTGATGGAAGCATTGGAATATTATGGGGTTAAACATCCTCAGATAGTCTATGCACAAGCTGTACTTGAAACTGGTCATTTTAAGTCAGACTTATGTCTGAATGGTAATAATCTGTTTGGCTTATACAATAGTAAGAAACACAGATACCATACATTTGACCATTGGAAAGACTGCATCATAGCTTACAAAGAGATGATACAGTATAAGTACAAAGATGGTGATGATTATCTAAACTTTCTTAAAGAAATTGGATATGCTGAAGATTCTGAGTATATTTGTAAACTTAAGAAATTAATTAAAAATCCACCGTAATATGGAAGAAGAATGGAAAGATATTACTAACTTTGAAGGGTTATATCAAGTTAGTAATTTAGGTAGGGTAAAAAGCTTACCCAAAGTAGGCTCTGGAGGGCATAATGGGATTATTTTATCTCAGAGTAAAGATAAAGATGGGTATCTATTAGTATATTTATATGCTAACAGAAAGAAAGTTGCTTGTAAAGTGCATAGGTTGGTAGCTAAAGCTTTTATTCCTAATCCTAATAACTTTCCACAAGTAAATCATAAAGATGAAATCAAGAGTAATAATTGCTTTACTAATCTTGAATGGTGCAACCCTTCTTATAATAATTCTTATGGAAAAGGGAATATCAATAGAGCCAATTCAAAAAGAGTTCCTATTCTACAACTTGATATAAATGATAATATTATTAGGGAGTTTAACTCAGCAAAAGAGGCTGAATCTACTCTTGGATTTAATAGTTCAAACATAACCAATTGCTGTAGAGGAAAGTATAAAAGTATGTATGGATATAAGTGGAAATATAAACAATGACAAGAGAAGAAGTGAATAACTTGGCTTTGTCTAAGATAGATAAGGCTAAGTACTTGATACTTGAGTTGATAACTGGAATGGGTAAGACCAAGGTAGCAATAGACCTCATTAATCATATATGTGATAGGGTATTCAGGAATGATGAAAGCCCTACTACTATACTTATCCTTGTGGCAAAGACTGTGCATAAGCAGACTTGGAAGGATGAGATTGAGAAATGGGGAGGTATCAAGTCTGACTATATTACCATTGAATGCTATGAGTCACTAAAGAACTATGAGAACTCATACTTTGATGTAGTAGTGGCAGATGAGATGCAGCATTTGTCAGAAGCAAGAATTGATGTATTGGAGACTATCCATATCAATGAGTCTTTCATTGGATTGTCTGCCACTATCAAGAGAGATATGAGGGATTATTTCATCTACAACCACAAGGCTGAGGTCATTAAGTGTGGTCTCAAGGAAGCTGTAGAAGATGAAGTATTGCCTGAACCTACAGTATATCTACTGCCTTTGACTTTGGACACTACTAATTATACCTATAAGGTTAAGAGGTTTGGTCGTGATATAATCACCACTCAGAAAGGTTGCTATGATAGTATCTCTTCACTTATAGAGTGGTACAAGAATAAGTACTTTAACTCAAGAAATGAGAGGATAAAGAACTTATGGCTTTCAACAGCAGGCAAAAGGCTGAAGTGGTGTGCTGAACAGAAGGAAGCCCTTGTATTATCTCTTCTTGACAAGTTCAGGAATTACAAGACTTTGACTTTCTGTAGTAGTATTGAGCAGTCAGAGAGGTTAGGTAAATACAATATCACCTCGAAGAATAAGGCTTCAGTGAAGAACCTTGAAATGTTTAATCTTAACAAGATTAAGCATATTACTGCCTGTAATATACTCAATGAAGGTGTGAACTTGACTAATTGTAGGATAGGTATATTCTGCAACTTGAATAGTTCGGAGATTGTAGTAAAGCAAAGAGTTGGTAGAATACTTAGACACAAATCTCCTATTATCATCATACCTTATTTCAAGGATACAAGGGAAGAGGAACTTGTGCAGAAGATGATAGAGGAGTACTCTGAGGATTCTATCATTAGTGTTGATAGTATTAATGACATTAAGCTATGACAACAGTATGCTTAAATAAGAAGGCTGCTCAACAGAATGGCATAACCATAGATGAAGCCTTGTTGATGTTGGTGATACACAATAAGGCTGACTTGGAAAGAGCAGAAAAGGCTTTAATTCAGAAAGGTCTCATAACAGCAGAAAGGAATGATTTGTTCCAGCAAGTAGGCTGGAGACTTACAAACAAAGGCACTGAGGTAATAGATTCTGTGATTGTGGATTCTGATAAAGAGCAGGAACCTAATGACAGGTTAATTCAGTTGGCTACAAGGCTCAAAGAGATATTTCCTAAAGGCAAGAAAGATGGTACTAATTATTATTGGGCAGATGGAGTAGCTTTGATTGTACGAAGATTAAAGTTATTCTTCAAGAAATATGGTAATACTTATACTGATGAGCAAATCATACAGGCAACCAGTAAGTATGTGGAAGGTTTCAATGGAAACTATACATATATGAGGTTATTAAAGTATTTCATATTCAAAGAGAAAGTTGGTGCTGCTGGTGAGGTTGAGGGAGACTCAGAATTGATTAGTTACATTGAGAATGCCGACCAGACAGATAGCCTTAAAAATGACTGGACATCTACATTAAATTAAGATATGGAAACATTTAAGACTATACATGAATATCCTAATTATTTAGTATCTGACTTAGGCAATATACTATCTATTAGAGGTGGTAGATTGCTCAAACCCTATAAGTGTTCAAATGGGTATCTGCAAGTCAAACTTACAAATAATGGATGTACTAAAGGTGAATTAGTGCATAGGTTGGTGGCTAAGGCTTTTATACCTAATCCTAATAACCTTGCACAGATAAATCACAAGGATGAAGATAGGACCAACAATAGAGTAGATAATCTTGAGTGGTGCGACCAGTCATACAATATGAATTATGGCACTGGCAATTTGAAGAGAAGGGAGAAGCTTGAGCACAGAGAATCTCCTTGGAACTCAAAGAAGGTCTTACAATTCACATTAGAGAATGTATTGGTCAGAGAATGGAATAGTACAATGGAGATAGAAAGAGTTTTAGGTTACAAGAACACTAACATAGGCTTATGCTGTAGAGGTAAATCTGCACGGGCTTATGGGTATGTATGGAGGTATAAATCAATATGAGTAGATTTAAGCAAGTAATGGGAAATCTAAGGTTAAGGAGAGACAGGGTTCTTAATGGACTTTATAATTGTATTCCTTTCCCTTTTCCAAGGTTTAGAGCATGGGTTCCAGGCATTGAAACTGCTAAGTTCATAGTGGTGACTGCCAATCAAAAGGTAGGTAAATCAAAGTTCTGTGATTACCTGTTTGTATATGAACCATTGTTCTTTATATTGGAGCATCCTGAGATGAGAGTTAAGGTTCTCTACTTTACTTTGGAGATGAGTCCAGAGGAAAAGTATAATGAGTTCTTGTGTCATCTATTGTTTAGATTGGATGGAATAGAGGTATCTCCCACTGAACTGAAAAGTACAGATAGAGACCATCCTATTGATGAGAAGATTCTTGAATTACTTGAATCTGATAAGTATCAGAGATATATCAAGGCATTTGAGGATATGGTTGAGTATATTGATGACCAAAGGAATCCCACAGGAATCAATAAGTATTGTAGGGATTATGCCTTAACTCATGGACATCTTAACTTCAAGAAAGGTAAGAGGAAAGACCCTATCACAGATGAAATCATAGATGCAGATGTGGTAGACAATGACAATCCTTATACCCCAGATGACCCAGAGGAGAGGAGGATAATCATCATAGATAATGCCTCAAATCTATCTCTTGAAAGTGGATTGAAGAAGATGGAGACTATTGATAAGATGAGTAAGTATGGCATTACACTCAGAAATCAGTTAAGTTACATCTTTGTACTCATTCAACATCAGGCTCAAGCACAAGAAGGTATTGAGAATCAAAAGCTGAATAAGATGAAACCTTCTTCTGATGGTCTTGCAGATTGTAAGACTACTACCAGAGATGCCAATATGGTCATTGGCTTGTATAGTCCTTTCAAGTATGGTTTGAGAGAGTATGAGGGATATGATATAACCAAGTTCAGGAATCATATAAGGTTCATGGAGGTGATTGAAGATAGAGACTATGGAGCAAATGGTCAAATCTGTCCTTTATTCTTTGATGGTGCAGTAAGTACATTCAATGAATTACCCAGACCAGAGGATAAGGAGGGATTACAACAGGTATATAACTATATTGAATCTCTCAAAGGAAGAAAGACTAACAAGACTTTCTTTAGTTATGGAATAAATAAAGTAGAAAGAAAGTTGCATAGATGGAAATTATTTCATAAGTTTGCAACTCTTTTTGAGTAAGTAACATTATAAACAAAAACAATGGCAAAAATATTAGTTTTAGCTAAATCAGGGTTTGGAAAAACCACTTCCTATTGTGGTAGGGAGAAGTTAGGTATTAAAGGTCTTGACCCAAAAGAAACTTATGTTATCCAATGTATTGGTAGAGGTGTTCCTAATCCCAATTTTAAGTTGATTGAGGGTAGTATTGGAATGGAGAATGTAGGCAAACCTACGCAGAAACTTACAAATGTAAATGCCCTTGCCACAGGAAATAGAGTACAGGTAGATACTCTTACAGGACTTGATAGATTTGCAGCAGTTGCAGAGATTATCAATATAATGAAGAAATCTCCTTATAAGAATGTTCTTATAGATGATATGAATTATCTTGCTCAGGATTTCTACATGGCAAATGCTATGAAAGGTGGATGGGATACCCCTAAGCAGATTGGCTATGGTATGGGTCTTATCTTTGATGCCTTTAAGGGATTTCCTGAGGATAAGAACATCATTTGTTGTGCTCACTATGAGGAGTATAAGGATAAGAATGGTGACTCCATTTCCTATAAGTTCAAGACCACTGGAAAGATGGTAGCTTAACATCTGCCATTATCTATCTAATTGCTGGGACACCCTAAAGATAACTGAACTACAAAGTAATTGGCAACAATAAACTTGAATGTTTGAAAATCAGTTATATTCTTAGTGATGGAGGAATGGGCAATCAGCAGCCAAGGGGCTTGCTTACAAGTTCAAGGTTCATCGACTATCCCCTGTTGTGGGGGAGTACATTTATAAAGTAATCAATTATATTTGGAAATGGTAGACAATAGAGAAGTACACATTTACACATTAAAGCATCCTGATACCTTAGAAGTAAGATATGTAGGTAAGACTGTAAGAAGTCTAAGTAGGAGATTAGGAAACCATATTGCCAATGCTAAAGGAAATAAGCATAACAAGCATTTAAGTAATTGGATTCTTAATATCTTAAAGGAGAATAAGAAACCTATAATAGAACTCTTGGAAACCTGTCAAAGTGACATTTGGCAGGAAAGGGAGCAATATTGGATTTCGCAGTTTTCCAATTTAATCAATCTCACTGCTGGGGGTGATGGATGTATAGGTTTTATCCATAATCCTGAAGCTATAGAAAAGATTAGACAATCTAAGATTGGAACTAAGCATTCTATAGAGTTTAAGGAAGCTATGAGTAAAAGGCTTAAAGGTGTGCCTCTTAGTGAAGAACATAAAAGTAAAATAGGTTTAGCTAATAAGGGAAGGAGGGCTTCAGAGACTACAAGAAAGAAGCTATCAGAATCTCATAAGGGTATTTCCCAAAGTGAAGAATCCAAAAGAAAAAGAAGTGAATCTATTAAACTTTGGTGGGCTAAGAGAAAATCTATTGAAGATATAGTCAAATCTTAATGGAAACATTGAGGAAGTATAGTAGAATGATTACCTACAATAGTTATACTTCGTAAATGGGATGATTACATCACACCAGAGGGTAAGTTTGATATTATCCTCTTTGGCAAGGTAGGATATGATGCAGAAAACAAGAGACCTATCAAGCACTTTGTCAAGGAGTTTGATGGAGAATATCCTGCTAAAGACAGTCTTGGTGCATTGGATGACCTTCCTGATGAGATTCCTAATGATTTGTCTATAGTAGTAGACAAATTGAGGGAGATTTATGGATAGAAATGAGACTGTAAGAATATCAAGGTTAGCTGCCTTTGGTGGACTTACTGAAACTGATGTCAATATGATGTTGATGCAGTACTGCATAGGACAGGGCAAGCCTTACTATGAGACTGCCCTGTTTGTAACACATGTATTAAGAGATAGGCAATTAATGGCATATTGCTTTAACTTTGCATTAAGTTTCTACGAGAGAAAGTTCACAGTATATAAGCTATGGAGTGCTCCCAATCCATTAAATAACATGGGGCAAGAAAGGAAGTTATTACAAATCTTTTAATAGTAAGAAAATATGAAAACATTGACAGTAAGACAGTTTGCAGGTGTAAAAAGAATTGCACAGAATGTTAATCCTTTGGTAGTGAAGAAGAATAAGATTGCTGCCAAGATTGATGAACTCAATGCAGAGTACAATGCTCTGACTGAGGAGATTGAGGGACATGAGATGGGTGTTAAGGCTTTGACAGGTGGTCTCACAAGTGAAGACTTGGTTGTCAAGAAGGTAGAAGATACTGGTAAGGTTGATAAGGATGGTAAGCCTGTAAAGGTTACTAAGTATGAGCCTAAGGCTGGTGTAGTAGTGTTCAATGAGGAGGCTAATGTATATGAGATTCATGTAGAGGAGCCTGCTATTGACAATGTTGCTCCTGAGACAGTAGATGATACTGAGAAGGCACCTGAGACAGAAGTAAAGGCTGGTGAAGAGGCTCCTTTTGACCCTACTAACCCCTTCAATGATGGCATAGAGGCTGGTGACAAACTGCCTTTTGAGGAGTAATCAAAAGAATTAGGGATATGGAAAGTTGGATAGAAGTAATTGATGGATACAAGGTATCAAATCTTGGGGAAGTTTATAGCACAAAGACTAATAAGATACTAAAGAAACATACTGATAGGTATGGATACTTATATGTTGGAGTGTATATAAATGGGAGGTTGAAGTTTAAGAAGGTACATAGGTTAGTTGCCAAAGCCTTTCTTAGTAATTATTCTGATGACTTACAAGTAAATCATAAGAATGAGGATAAGAAAGACAATAGAGTGGAGAATCTTGAAATGTGCAATAACAGATATAATTGTAATTATGGCAGCAGAAAGAATGTTTTGTCCAAAGCAGTTATACAAGAAACCTTAGATGGAAACTTTGTCAAAGAATGGGCTTCCACAAGAGAAATTGAGCAAACACTTGGATTCTCAAATACTTCTATCTCTGCTTGTTGTAGAGGATTTGCCAAGGATTATCATTCTGGTAAAGTATATCCTGTGCATCAAGCATTTGGTTATAAGTGGAAATATAAAAATAATGAATAACATGAATAAGAGAAAAGTTGGATATGCTTTTATGGCATTTAGTAAAGGAACAGAGAGTAAAGAAGGCAATGCAGTAAAGAGATATACAGGTGTAGCTCCTGTATTTGTTTTGGCTGTAAATCCTAATAAGGCAGAACTTGAAAAGCTGTATAATACTCAGCTTGAAAATGACCCTGAGTATTTGGGTGAAGTTGAGGTAGGTGAAGACAAGCACAAGGTACAGAATGTCAGACTTGACTTCATTGTTAAGACTGATGCTGAAAAGTGTGGTGGTATTGAGTTTACCACTAAGGTAGCTTTCTTCATTAGAAAGGAATACAGATACAATAGAGACCAGACTAAGGTACAGGTAATTGATAAGTATGGTAGAACTGCTTGGGTTACTGTAGAGCAGGCTAAGGCACATGAAATTCCTGTATATAAGAATGGTCCCGCCAACATTGATAAGGACTACAGACCTGCTTATCATGGTGAGGAAGAGCTTACTAACTTCATCAAGGCATACCTCAACATTCCTAATGTAATGAAGTATGTCAATAATACTTGGGTTATGGTAGACAAACCTGAGGATTGTGAAGCAAGACTTGAGAGCATTGCTGAGTACTTCAAGGGTAATTTCAAGGAGTTGAGAGATGTTATTGCATTGCAGCCTAATAACAAGGTTAAGGTATTGTTTGGTGTAAGAACCACTGATGATAACAAGCAGTATCAGGCTGTTTATAATCAGATGTTCTTGAAGAACAATATCACTGACTATAGTAAGTTGGATGCAGACTTGCAGGAAAGAAAGGCTGCTGGTGCATATCCTACTACTGAGTTCACTGTGGGTGACTTGAAGGAGTATGATGTAGAATCTACAGACCTCAGTAACTCTGGTGCAGCAGGTGATATGCCTTTCCCTGCTGGTGATACTGCTGGTGGTACACCTTGGGATTTTGGTAAGTAAGTAGTAATTTCTAAAAAAAAAGCAATGGCAATCAGCAAAGGTAAATCTTCTGTGAGCCTTGATGATATTCTAAGTAAAGTGACAGAAGCAGACATTCTGTCATATTACTTAGGAGTCACGGAGGTTCCTTGTATTATAAATAGTCCTCTTAGACAGGACAGGAGACCTTCTTTTGGTCTTTATTCTACTGATGGTAGAAGAATATTTTACACAGATTTATCCACGAGGGATAGAGGAGGTCTGTTTGACCTGCTTGGTCATATGTGGAACTGTGGTTATAAGGAAGTTCTAACAAGGGTTGATGAGGACATTTCAAAGTTCTGTGGTGGTGCCAATATTCATTCATATACTCCTTGTGCTGTAAGAAGTACAAATAGTTACAACAATGATACAGACTTGCAGTGCAAAGTCAGAGATTGGAGGAGTTATGATATTGAATACTGGGCATCCTATGGTATAACTTTAGAATGGCTCAAGTATGCAGAGGTTTATCCCATATCTCATAAGATTGTCATAAAGGATGGTCATAGATATGTGTTTGGAGCTGATAAGTATGCCTATGCTTATGTAGAACACAAGGAAGGTAAAGTTACTCTAAAGATATACCAGCCTTTTAATAAAGCTGGTTATAAGTGGAGTAACAAGCATGACAATTCTGTAGTAAGCCTATGGACTAAAGTACCTGAATATGGGAAACAGATTTGCATCTGTTCTTCACTGAAAGATGCTTTATGCCTATGGGCTAATACAGGTATTCCATCTCTTGCCATTCAAGGTGAGGGATATAGGATGAGTGATACTGCAATTAGTGAACTGAAAAGAAGATACAAACAAGTCTTCATTTGCTTGGATAATGATGAGCCAGGATTGAAAGATGCTCAGAAGTTAGCTGAAGAAACAGGTTTTACTAATGTAGTATTGCCACCCTTTAATGAAGGGAAAGATATTTCAGACTTGTATAAGGCTAAGGGCAAAGATGAGTTCCTTAGAATAATCAAGCCTTTATTCAACTCTTCAAGACAAGAGGACAATGACTGGGATGATTTGCCCTTTTGTATAGATTAAAGTTTCAATAAGTCCAATTTATAAAAAAAAAGGTGAAAACATGGAAGCAAGAAAAATTACAGTCGTACAGACTAAGAATCAGAAAAAGAGTGTTATCATGTCAGCAGCCACGACCCTTGCTGAGTTGAAGAGTGACCTGAGAGCCAATGGCATTGACTATGATGGTATGACCTTCTTTGAGGGCACATCAAAGGTTGAATTGAAGAATGATGCTTCAGTTCTGCCACATGATGTTCCTTATAAGGGTACTATCACAAATGAGTTGGTTTTCATGCTTACTAACACCAACAAGAAAATTAGAAGTGGTGCTGTTGCAATGAGTAGAGCTGAGGCATACAGTGCTATCAAATCTATGGGTTTGCAGGATGCTTGTGTAAAGAAGTTTGGCAAAAACTTCACTATGTGCAAGACTGCTGACCTTATTGCATTGATACAGAGCAATGGTGCTTCAAAGCCTGCTCCTGCTGCTCCTAAAGCTGAGGCTAAGGCTGAGACTAAGAAAGAGGAAAAGGTAGAAGCACCTGTAAACACTCCTGAAGTAAGTGCCCCTGTAGCACCTGCAAGTAATGGTGGTGAGTGTGTTGATACTGTAGCAAGAGCTGCTATCAGCAAGTTGGTGGAAATTCTTGAGGACAATGGCACAATTGAAGATTATGAGAAAGAGGAAGTGCTTGGTATTCTTGGAGGTGAAGTAGCTGTAGCTGCTGTACCATCTGAGGAATATAAGCCTAAGTCAGCTTCTCCTTACTCTGATGATGAGATTGATGATATGTTCGCAGGAATGGGTGTCAATTAACAAGGGTAAGTAACAGTAGGTAAGGAGGTTAGAAATGCCCCCTTACCTACTTTTTTTACAGTAATATGAGTGGAGAAACAATTAAATTAATTGAGGAGAAGATAGAAGAACTATATAACTCCTTGATGGACAGACCACTCCGAGTATTAAGCATATTCAATGATTTCTTTGGAGAGGACAAAGTTGATATGCAAGGATATTGGAGTTTGGACAAGTTCAAATCTTGGTTAAAGATAGAATCTTTGGCTACTTATATTCCTGATGGTAGTATTGCAGGCATGAGCAGTAATGATTGGAGCATGTTCAAGACATTTGCTATTACTGATTTACCTGAAAACCAAGTAGAAAAGGTTGTAAATGTGCTTACAAATACTACAGTAAAGGAAAGAATTGGTAATGCTAAGTTCAATGGCATATTCATTCTTGTACATTTTCCTCATGTAAGGGTAACTAATGAGCATGACAGATTTGTGGATATTAACCATCTATGGGCTAAGGTGAGGGTAATGTATAATGGCACATTAAATGGTGGATTTACACTTAACAGGTCAGAATATACTATGCTTCATATTAGTAGTGGGTATATGCACAGCCATATTAGTAGCATTCCTACAAGTAACTTTGCTAATTTCCAGAGTCCTTGTACAGGTAGTGGTCCTATTAATGGTACTATCAGTGCCCTTAATAGAGATTATGATGAGGATATGTGGAATATGTTTTGTCTTGAATTAAGTAAGTATGTAACTGTAGAATCCATTGCTGGCAGCCCTTATAAATATTTGGAAAGGTTAGGTACTAATAACATGGAGATGGGTGTGGACAGGTTTGTTACATATCTATCACCAGACTACTATGGGGATGCTCTTAGTTCTGATAAGTTGAAGGAGTTTGTAAGAGGCTTTATCAATTCAAAGAAACTTAAATTCAATTATGTAAATGGCTCTTATTCTATTGGTATGTCACTTATTGAGTTTATTGTACTTATTAGCAATGAATTTATTAAGTGGTATAATGACCAGTTTAATAAAGAGGAGCTAACTGCCAAGTTTGCAGAATTGAAGAGGAAAGGTATCTTGAAAGAGTGTATCATAGATAATGGGAAGATTTACTATGATAAAGGTGGGAACAATGTAAATACCTATGCCCAATATATAGGCAAGAAGGTTTGCATATTCAAGGGAAGAGAGGTTACTATTGATATTACAGATATTGCTGAGGTAAGGAATGAGAATAAGAATATAATTCTTAATACTCATACTGCACTATACATATTAGCAACAATACTTAAAGTGTTAAATTATAGATATGGAAGAAGTAAAGCAACCCACGAAAGTAATCAGCTTGGTACAGAAGTCAGGTACTTATAATTATAAGCTGATTATCCCAGCAGAAGTGGAGAGAAAGATAAGATTTGCCTGCCAAAAGGTGTGGAGTACTGAATGGTCAGGTACACTATTCTTTACACATGAAGGTTCATTTGAAAATAATGACCTTGTAATAAGATGTGTGGATATTTACATTATGGATATTGGTACTCAAGCCTATACAGAGTTTGATATGAATCCTGATGTGATAGCCTATATGTGTGAGAATCCTGAGTTACTTGATTGCCAAATGGGTCTTATACATTCCCATAACAATATGAGTACTTTCTTTAGTGGGACAGATACTGCTACTCTAAAGGGGGAAGGTAGGGATAGAAATAACTTTGTATCTCTCATTGTGAATAATGCAGGTACTTATACTGCTGCAATTACAAGGAGGGTTAAATCAAAGCAGGTCAAAGAATCTGTGTCTTATGAGTTCTTTGGTGATGGTGAAAAGCATGATACTAAGGAATATGTAAGTAGTGCAGATGAAATTGAATGGTTCTACCTTAAAATAGAGAAGGAAGGTGAGAATTATTCCTTTCCAGACATGGCAGCAAGACTTGAGGAAATCAAGCAAGCTAAAGCAGAAAGGGCAGAGAAAGCCAAGAAAGCTCAAACACCTGTATATCAAGGTGGCTATAAACCTGTTATTGCTAATTCCTATGGTACAAAGGCAGGTCCAGCAAATCTTGTCAAGAAGGAAGCTGATAAGCCTAAGGTAGTTCAGCCAACTCTCTTTGATAATGCAGATGACTTGCCATTTGAAGAGGGGTATGACATACCTTATGGTCATGTATCATTTGATAAGGTTACTTTGAAATCTCTTGTACTTCAATTGATTACAGGTAGTATTATCATTTCTAATGATAGTAAGATTGACATTACTAAATGGGCTAAGTCAATGCCTACACTGTATGAAAAGAGGTTTGGTAAAGGCAAAGTTGGCATGGATAATTTCAAGATATGGGCAGAGACCTATACAGAGTATCTGACATGGTATATAACAGATGAGAAATTAGAAGAGCTTGGCTTTGATGAAACAGAAATTTGTGCTATTTGTGCCCATGATATGATAGAGGAGCTTACAAAACTTCCTGAAAATGATTATATCAAAGGGTATATTGATGCACTTCAAAAGTATTTAGTATTATGACAAATAGTGAAATAGAAAACAGAGTAGCAGAATCTGAGAGAGCTTTAGAAGAAGCTATTGAAGAGTTCAACTCAGTAGAAGAGTATGAAGAGGCTCTTCAGAATCTTGATAGTGATTCACCTTTGACAGAGGAAGAACAAGCTATCCTTGACCAAGCTGTAGAAGATGCACATCAGGAGATACCTACAAACTCTGCAACTTTGCTTGTGGATGAAGCTACAAGTAGGTTTAGTTCTGCCATTTGGTATGAGAACATTCAGAAGAAGACTGTCATTTTGGCAGGTGTGGGTGGTATTGGTAGCTATGTAGGCTTCTTATTGGCAAGAATGAAGCCAGCTTCCATGTTTATCTATGATGATGACATAGTGGAAACTGTCAATATGTCAGGTCAGTTATATGGTCAATCTGATTTAGGTAGACCTAAAGTATCTGCACTGGCTGAGATGATTAGAAACTATGCTGGCTACAGCAGTGTCTTTGCAATAAGTGAAAGATTCACTGATGAATCTGAGGCATCAGACATTATGATTTGTGGCTTTGATAACATGGCAGCAAGAAGACTTTTCTTTAATAAATGGGTAAATCATGTTCAATCCAAACCAGAGGAGGAGAGAAAGAATTGCTTATTTATTGATGGCAGATTAGCAGCAGAAGAGTTTCAGGTATTGTGCATCAAGGGAGATGATGAGTACAACATCAATAGGTACAATAATGAGTTCCTATTCTCTGATGCAGAAGCTGATGAAACTATCTGCTCCTATAAACAAACTACCTTCTGTGCAAATATGATTGCATCTTATATGGTTAATTTGTTTGTAAACTTCTGTGCTAATCAATGTGAGCCTCTCATTGATAGAGACCTGCCATTCCTTACCACATATAATGCAGAAACAATGTATCTTAAAACTGAAGTATAATGGAATTTAACCCAAGATTTGCATATAATGTAATGGGTGTTTTCAATAGCAGTGAGTCTGATAATCCAGACCAGCTTGAAATGAATCTGTCTCTTGATAGTAACAATGTATTTAGAAGAAGCCTTGTCATTGAAGTAAACAATGATGAGGTAGAGATACCTGTGATTGCAAGAGAACACTTTGAGAAGCTGGTTTCAGACAATATGGCTTATCCCGCAATTATGGGAATCAAGAGGATAATATTGCCATTATATGATAATGCACCAAGCCAAGAAAGAAGAACCTTTGATAGTATCATAACTCAATTATTTACTAATGTAGGATATGGTAAAAGATTGCAGAAGATAACTACCAATAAGGGCGAAGTGTATTATGGTGGTAAAGGTATCATCTTTGATGAGAGCTACACTCCATTACTATTATGTACATTAACTGCAAGAAGTGTACATACTGAGGATAATGGTAATACTATGGTCTATTACAGACCTGTGTGCCATGTCAGTCCCAAAGTATTCTTAGAGTCTGATAAGTTGATTAATAAAGGTATCATCAAGAAATTGATTCCCTATTATACAAGTAGGGATATAAATTTCCCAAGAAACAATTACAGCTTCAGCAGTAATCCAGAGGACAGGAAAGTAAAGGTCATAGTAGATAATTTCAATAAGTTCTTTGTAGAACCTATTAAACCTACTCCATCTGCCTGCTCTAATGATGCACTGAATGAATGCCTTATTGACAATATTGATGACATAATGATGTTGATATGACATTAGATGAATACTTTGGAGATTGGATGAAGGTAATTGATAGGACAGAGCTTAATAATGTAATGGCTAAGGTTGGGCAAGAATACAGGAGGAAACCATTGTGTCCTGCCCAATCTGATGTATTCAGAGCATTTGAGCTTTGCCCTCTCAATGACTTGAAAGTAGTTATGTTAGGTCAAGACCCCTATCCACAAAAGGGAGTGGCAACTGGAGTATTATTCGGGAATAGAAAGGAAGTTGATGAGGATAACTTATCTCCTTCATTAAATGTTGTTAAAGAGGCAGCAATTAATTTTGAAGTTCCACATTATTGTATTACCTTTGACAACTCTCTTGAGAGTTGGTCTAAACAGGGAATACTAATGATAAACTCTGCACTCACTGTAGAAATGAATAGGATAGGTTCCCATGTGATGTTGTGGAGACCTTTTATAGCTAAATTGCTAAAGAACTTGTCTGAATATAATACAGCTATAGTATATGTATTGTTTGGCAGACAAGCCCAAACCTTCAAACCTTATATTAATGATAGGTTCAATCATATTATAGAGATTGAACATCCTGCATATTTTGCAAGGAGTGGTACTAAGATGCCACATCAGCTATTTGTTGATATAAGTAATAAGGTAAAAGAGATTTATGGTGTGCCTATAAAATGGTACGAAGAGTATTAATACTAAACAAAAAAAAATGGAAAAGATTTATTTGACAAATGGTAAGGAAGTACAGATTGGAGACACTCTGACTAAAGCATCTAAGGTAGTAGACCCTTTCTTTGGTGAGGGTACTGTAGTTCAGCACATTGTGGTAACTAAGGACATTCTCCCTAAGCTCCTTGAGGCTGGCATTGTTACTACTACCAAGCCTGCAAAGTCTGCTGTGGTTGAATCTGAGGTTCCTATGGAGTTGGAGTACTACATTCAGAAGATTGCAGAGAAACTTGGTTGGAAGATTGAGAAGGTCTATAACTATCTCAATAGTGTAGATACTATTCTTCCTGCTGCTGCATTCTCTATGGTACTTAGAGAAGTAGCCATTGAGTTGGACAAGAAGTATGAGGACCATATTGAGAAGAGTCCTGAGATTTATGTAATCTCTATGCTTGATGGTAGAATTACAAAGGCTAATAAGGCTCACATCAAGAACTACAGGAACTTCGCAGCATTTAGGTCTGTAAGTGATGCAAAAATTGCCTGTTCTATTGTGAGAGACATACTGAAAGAAATGTTCAAGAATAAGTAACATGTGGAAACCTATACGCAATTTTCCCAATTATGAAGTCAGTAGTAATGGAGAGGTAAGGTCTACAAATTATAACCATACTGGGGTCTGTAAAATTCTGAAACCTTCAATATCAAGTAATGGCTATTATGGGGTTATTTTGGTTAAAGAGGGTAGGAGATTTTATAGGGCTGTTCATAGGTTAGTGGCTGAAGCATTTCTTCCTAATACTAATAGTCTACCTTATATTAATCATAGAGATGAGAATAAATTAAACAACAAAGCTTCAAATCTTGAATGGTGTACTGCTAAGTACAATATAAGGTATGGCTCTTGTATAGATAGAAGAGCTAATAAGCAGAAAGTAACAAGAGGAAACCCTATCATATCAATAGATAATAATGGGAATGAAGTCAAATACATCTCTGCTAAAGAGGCAAGTAGGATTACTGGCATAAATCAAGGCTCAATATCTAAATGCTGCAAGGGTGAAAGGAGAATTGCAGGAGGTTTTAGATGGAGATATGAACAAGAAAATTAGAAATGCCACACAGAGTAGTTCTAAGGGTATAACATTCAAATCCCAGTTGGAGAAGAGCATATACAATACTCTTCTTCAACAAGGGTTTGAGCCTCAATATGAGCCAACTACCTTCACTTTATGGGAAGGTTTTGAACCTATCACCCCATACTATGATAAGGAGACTGACAAGCAGAAAATCAAAAGATTATCAGACGGGACAAATACTTGTCCCTCAAAGATACTAATTCAGAAAACAGGTAAAATTGTTGGTATCAGATATACACCAGACTTTTATTTCAAATATAATAACCTCAATGTTTATATTGAAGCCAAAGGAATAGAGAATGATGTATTCTATATCAAGAAAAAGATGTTTATAAAATATCTTGATAACCTATACACTGAAAAAGGTGAAAAGTCTATCTATTTTGAGGTATATACCAAGAAACAACTCTTGCAGGCAATAGAAATTATCAAGAGTTATGGACAATAGAGAACCAATAGACAGAATAAAGGCTTTGATTCCCTCATTGCCTGAGGGAGATGCAAAGCTTGCACATAAGTTCTTGAATAGTAGGGACTTTGAGTCTCTCCAACTCTTAGTTGATTCATCTCTTGTCAGAGTAAAGAAAGGTCTCAGTAAGGAAAATCCTAAAGAGGAGTATCTGAAAGCAGACCTTGGAGAAATGAGGAAATTGAAGTCAGAAATAGATACTTACTGTGAGGCTCTTGAGTTGCCAGAGCAGGAGGATGAGTATGAAGATTTCAGTAGTGAGGAATACAATCAAGATTATTACTAATGGAGAGGAAATCTTTAAGAAGTATATCTTGGGATGTGTCTGAAGAAACATATAGGGCAGACCCAGCATTAAGCTATTCAACCCTTGCAAGATATGAGAGGGAGGGATTCAATAACTTGGATGAGTTATTTGACAGGTTAGAAACACCTTCTCTTACTTTTGGTAGTGCTGTAGACAGCATTATCACAGGTGGTCAAGAAGAGTTTGATGAGAGGTTTATGGTTGCTGAGCTTCCTTCTACTCCAGACTCTATTACAAAGATGGTAAAATCTTTGTTCAGTCAATATGGAGATTCTTATAGAAGTCTTATTACAATTCCTGATGATGCAATCATTAAGGAGACTGAATATCAGAGTTATCAGATGAACTGGAAGCCTGAGACAAGGGCTAAGGTTATCAAGGAGAAAGGTGCTGACTACTATAACCTGTTATTTATAGCAGGCAGTAAGACTATACTTGATACTCAGACCTATCAAGATGTGTGCAATGTAGTAAAAGCATTGAAAGAGAGCAGGTCCACTCAGTTCTACTTTGCAGAGGACAATCCATTTGAGCCAGATATTGAAAGATTCTATCAATTGAAGTTCAAAGGAGAGTTCAATGGTGTAAAGTATAGAAACATGGCTGACTTAATCATAGTCAATCATAAGGAGAAGTGGGTAAAGCCAGTAGATTTGAAAACAAGTTCCCATACAGAGTGGGATTTCTATAAATCCTTTGTAGATTGGAGATATGATATTCAAGCCAGACTATATTGGGCTATTATAAGGCAGAATATGGATAAGGATGAGTACTTCAAAGACTTCAAGCTGCTTGACTATGACTTTATTGTAGTCAATAGGAGAATCCTTGTCCCATTGGTGTGGACTTGTCCATTTACACAGGCAGTAGGTACATTGAAATTTGGAAAGAATGACCAAATAGAAATGAGAAGTCCTTTTGTGATAGGAGAAGAGCTTTCTTATTACCTCACTTCCAGACCAAAGGTGCCTATGGGAATTAGTGAGACTGGTCCTAATGATTTAAGAGAATGGTTAAATACATTGTAATATGCAAGTAGTAAAAAGAGATGGCAGTATAGAGGAATTTAATGTTGATAAGATTATAAGTGCTGTGGAGAAAGCCTTTAAGTCTTGCAACAAGAAAATGCCTCAGTATCTGTATGATATGCTGGGTGCTTTATTTGGCACTTTGGAAGGAGATACTATAGGTATTGAGGAGATACAGAATAAGGTTGAGGATGTTCTTATGAATGATAAACACTTTGATGTAGCAAAGAGGTATATCATTTATAGGGAACAGCATAAGCAGGCAAGATTCATTAGGGAAAGAATTGACTATATGAATGAGTATAGTCAATCTAATGAGAATGCAGCTACTTCATCAGAGACAGATGCCAATGCAAATGTAACTATGAAGAATGTTGCCAACCTTGAGGGTGAAGTGTATAAGACTACTAATAGGGTTATTCAGAGGCAAAGAATGAAAGACAAGCTGAATGAAATGTACCCTGAAGTAGCCAAGAAGTATGAAGAGGATTTGAACTCTCATGTCATTTACACACATGATGAGGCAACCACTCCTGTCTTGAAGCAGTATTGTATGGCTGTGAGTCTGTATCCTCTTATGATGGAAGGAGTTGGCAATATTGATGGTATCACTCCAACACCTCCTAATGATTTGCAGTCATTCAGTGGTCAAGTAACCAATCTTATCTTCTTGCTATCTTCTCAGTGTAAGGGTGCAGTGGCAGTAGGTGAATACTTTATTGCCCTTAACTATTACATTGTACAGGAGTTTGGTTCTAACTGGTATGAAAAGCTGGATGTAGTAACTACTACAGACCATTGTAGTAAGCAAAGAACCATAAGAGATGCCATATATAAAGCATTCAAACAATTCATTTATGGTGTGAACCAGCCTGCTGGTAATAGGTCATATCAGAGTCCATTTACCAATGTGTCTTATTATGACCACACCTATTTTGATTCATTGTTTGGAGAGTTCTATTACCCTGATGGTACTAAGCCTCAATGGGAAGCAATAGATTGTCTGCAAAGACTGTTTATGAAGTTTTTCAATAAACTGAGAACTAAGCAGATACTCACATTCCCTGTTGAGACTATGGCTATGGTGTATGACCCCAAGACTAATGATATTATAGATAAGGAATATAAGGACTTTACTGCTGAAATGTATGCAGAAGGTCATAGCTTCTTCACCTATATATCAGATAGTGCTGATAGTCTCGCATCATGTTGTAGGTTGAGGAATGAACTTGCAGAGAATACCTTCAGTCCTACATCAGGTCTTACTGGTGTAATGACTGGTTCTTGTAATGTCATTACTCTTAATATCAATAGGATTGTACAAGATTGGTATAATTTAGATAAACCACAAGAGGGAGTAGAGTATGATATTCAAGGTATCATGCACGATGAGAAGAATAGGCTCAATTCTATGTGGATTGGTGGTAAAGAAATAGCCTATAGCACCCTGAAACACTATCTCAAAGTAATATTAGCAAGGGTTTACAAGTATCATGTAGCTTACAAAACAATGTTGTATGACCTTGAAGACAAGGGAATGTTTGCTGCTTCAAATGGTGGGTATATTCACATCAGCAAATTGTATAGTACTATAGGTATCAATGGCTTGAATGAGGCTGCAAGATTCTTAGGTATGACTGTTGGTAACAACAAGGAATATATTGAGTTCCTGCAACTGGTTCTTGGTACTATCAAAGAGCAGAATAAGATACATTCTATCCATGATGCCAATAGACCATTCTTATTCAATTCTGAGGTAGTTCCTGCTGAAGGGTTAGGAGGAAAGAATTATAATTGGGATAAGGAAGATGGGTATTGGGTTCCTGATGATGAGAACCTGTACAATTCATACTTCTATGATGCACATGATGACACCTCAGTACTTGATAAGTTTATACTTCATGGAAGGCAGACTTATCAATATACTGATGGAGGCAGTGCAGCTCACATCAATCTTGAAGACCACCTTAGTAAGGAACAGTATCTCAAACTGATAGACTTTGCAATAGCTAATGGAACCAACTACTTCACATTTAATATTCCTAATAGTAAGTGTGATGATTGTGGCTACATTACTAAGCATCCTATCACTGAATGTCCAAAGTGTCATAGTAAGAATATCACTCAATATACAAGGGTTATAGGAAATTTAAGACCAGTGAAGAGCTTCGGGAAAGATAGACAAATAGAAGCATCTAAAAGGCACTATAGCAATGGAGTTAATTGGTGAAACAAGAGTATGTACAGTGTGTGGTAAGGAGAAAGACTTGAGTCTATTCAGAAAGATTAGGAGGAAGCCTGATGGCACATATTATTACAAACACATCTGCTCATCTTGTGCAGGAAAAAGATACTATCACAAGCATAAGAAGAGGATGGATGATTATTCTAAGGTAAGACAAGATAAGTTAAAAGAGTGGATAAATTCACTAAAGACTCCTTGTATTATCTGTGGAGAGGCAGACCCAATCTGTATTGATTGGCATCATGTTAATCCTAATGATAAGTCCTTTCAAGTCTCTTATGGTAATCATAGTAGAGATTCTATACTAAAAGAGATTCAAAAATGTGTTTGCTTATGTGCTAATTGCCATAGAAAAGTACATGCTGGTAAAATAGAATTAGAAGTATGCTAAAGTATGTAGATGCAAAAGTAGTCTTTGCTGAAGTGCCAGATGAAGTAACTCTTGCTATCAACATATCTAATTGTCCATGTCAATGTAAGGGCTGTCATAGCTCTTACTTGGCAGAGGATATTGGTAATCCACTGAATAAGACAGTCCTCAGCAAACTTTTGGAAGATAACAAGGGAATATCCTGTGTGTCTTTCATGGGTGGTGATAGGGACACTATACATATAGTAGCTTTGGCAAGTTGGGTAAAAACTCATACAAACTTAAAGGTTGCATGGTATAGTGGTAGGCAAGAGATTAGTGATATAGTAGCAAGGCAATTAAGGTGGTTTGACTACATTAAACTTGGACCTTATAAGGAGGAGTTTGGTCCACTTAACAGTAGGACTACCAATCAAAGATTTTACAAGGTCAGTGGTAGAGAGTTGGTAGACATAACAAATAAATTTTGGAAACATGAAACTGAAAATTAAAGTAAAAGTATTGACTGGGGGCTGTATGCCTGTAATTAGTGAGAATGGTGATTGGATAGATTTGAGGTCTGCCATAAATATCACCATCCCTGCACCACAGGCTGATGTCCTTAAAAGAAAAACTATTGAAGGAGAGAGAGTAGGTCATAGGGATGTAGAGATTCCTACCTATTATATCCCTCTTGGAGTTGCAATGCAACTACCACAAGGATTTGAAGCTATTATTGATTCAAGGAGTAGTGGTCCTAAGAAGTTAGGATTATTCATCCCAAGTGGTCAAGGTGTAGTGGATAACACATATAATGGCAATGATGACCAGTGGCACTATGTATGTTCTCCTATGAGAGAGACCACTATTGAAGCAGGTGATAGAATCTGTCAATTTAGGATACAGCTTAGTCAGAAAGCTACTATGTGGCAGAAGATTAAATGGCTGTTAAGTTCAGGTATTGAGCTTGTGGAAGTAGATGACTTGAGTGATGATAACAGAGGAGGATTTGGTACTTCTGGAGTCAAGTAGTAACTAAAAAAAAGCATGAAGCATGGTATTAGAAATAATTGGTATTATGCTTGCAGTAGTCATTCTATCTATTATCATTAATGGTGTAGAAGATTATTGCAAGCAGAGCAAAAGGGTAAATATGTCTTTCAAAGAGGCTATGGATTTGGTAGAGTTGCCTGTAGTAACATTCCTTAATGGAGATAAGAAGCTTAACTTCTTGTTGGACACTGGAAGCAATATCTCTCAAATCAACAGCTCTATTCTTCCTCTTCTTGACCATAAGAAGATAGAGGCAAAAGACATGGATGTAACAGGAATTGAAGGCAATAAGGTAAATACTGAGTTCTGTGAAATGACAATTACTTACAAGGGACAAGAATTTGTAGGTGATTTCTGTATTCATAACTTGGATGATGCCTTTGCTATTGTTAAGGAAGAGTCTGGTGTGCAGATTCATGGTATCCTTGGCAGTCTGTTCTTCCAAAAGTATAAGTATGTCTTTGACTTTGAAAGTCTTATTGCTTATTCTAAGAAATAATGGAAGATATTATAAAACTTAGGTCCAGATATAGAGCTAAAAACTATCTCAAGAAAATGCCTAAACCTGATGGTACTGAATCAAAAACTTATGTACTCAAAACTGATATGCCTACATTGAGAGTAGGTGAAGTTCAAGGAGGAAATAAGTTTATTGACCCATCAGGAGGTCCAATGATTGTGGTAGGATGTGAGCTTGAAGAAGCCAAGGCAGTTGTCAAATCTATAGACTTTGTTAAGGGTTATGGATGGACTATAACATTTGAATAATGATATATTTTGTTACTGGTCAGAGAGAACTATTTGAGTTTCCTGATGCTAAGTATAAATGTATTTCTGTAGAAGAGTCTCTTAAAATATTAGAGCCTCTTCGAGTAGTAGGTTTAGATACTGAAACTATAGGTACGGAGATATGGCAAGGTAAATTGCTTACTCTTCAGATTGGTAACAAGGAAAATCAAGTTGTGATAGACTGCATGACTATTGATGTCAAGCAGTATAAAGATTATCTTGAAAGTGACAGACTATTCATCATTCATAATGCAAAGTTTGATTTAAGATGGCTGTATAAGGAACATATTGTAGTCAGAAATGTCTATGATACTTATTTAGCTGAGAAGATTCTATTTCTTGGATTCCCACCTGGCATTGTATCTTTGTCCTTGCAGGCTTGTTGTGATAGGTATTTACATATCTATCTTGACAAGACTGTCAGAGGACAGATACATGCAGGTATGACAGAAGAGGTTATAGTTTATGCAGCAAATGATGTTGTGTATCTTGAGGACATTATGAACTTGCAGCTTGTTACTATCAATGCAAGGGGTCAGAAAGTGGCACTTGATATTGAGAATGAGTTTGTAAGAGTCCTTGCATACATTGAATATTGTGGCATTAAACTTGACCCTGTTAAGTGGAAGGCTAAGATGGCTAAAGATGCAGAGAGGTTAAGGATTGCTGAGCAGAAACTTAATGATTGGGTAGTAGATTATGTAATGAAAAAGGATGACCCTTCCCTCATTGCAAGAAACTATGATACTCATAAGAAAGGCAAGCCAGCCAAACTTGCAGATAATGTGTATGTGGTAATACCACAACCTTCATTATTCTCTGAGTTTGATACTGGACCTCAATGTATTATTAATTGGAATAGTTCCAAGCAGGTAATCAGATTGTTTGAAGAACTTGGATTTGACCTATTGGTTAAAGACAAGAAAACAGGCAAGATGAAAAAGTCTGTGGAGTCTAAGTTTATAGAATTGCAGGCAAGTAAGAGTAGTATTGTTCCTTTATACTTGGAATATTCAGCAGCTTTCAAGGTAGTAACATCTTTTGGTCAAAACTTCCTTGATGCCATTAACCCTGTTACACAAAGAATCCACCCAACATTCAATCAAATGATGGATACTGGTAGATTGAGTTGTGGCTCAGGAGGAAAAGGTAAAGGAGGTAAGACTAAAGATGATGATATTGCAGAGGAGGAAGATGAAAGCAAGGACACTTCTACACAAGCAAATGATAAGAGTGTCAATGTTCAGCAGCTTCCAGCCACAGAAGAAACAAGAGCAGCATTTGTACCTGAGAAGGGACATTTGTTAGTAGATTGTGATTATGGAGACCAAGAGGGTCATGTGTTCACTGAATTGTCTAATGATAAGGAGTGGATTGCATTCTACAATGACCCTAACCAAAGAGATGGACACTCCTTTGTAGCCAAGATGTGTTTCCCTAAAGACCTTGATGGGGTTGCAGAGAAGGATGTCAAGAAGGTAAGAAAAGATCTTAGAGATTTGGCTAAGAAGGCAAGGTTCTGCTTCAATTATAATGGTCAGGCTCCTACAATGGCAACTAATTGTAACATTCCTGTGGACTTTGCAACTGAGATTTATAACAACTATTTCAAGAGATTTAATGGTATAGCAAGCTATTTCAAGGTACAAAAGAGAGACATGTGGAATAGAGGCTATATCCTAATCTCAAAGATAACTGGACTAAGGGCATATATCTATGACTATCCTATACTGAAAGGTATTGAAAGGAGAAAGAATGGTATGGAAGATTTCTGGGATATATACAAAGCTGCAAGAGACAGTGGCAGAGTAATATCTGAGATTCCACCATCTGTCATGCAAGAAATTGCAAAGAAGTTTGCCCAAGGTGTTCCTATTGAAGAAATAGCTGTTAGGTATTCATATAAGGTTAAAAAGGCAGGTAAGGTAGAGGAAAGATTCATTGATATTAACAGGGAGACTGTATATGTGTCAGTGATGAAACACTTATGGAAGAGAAAGAGTGCTTCTGATAATCAGTCATGTAACTATCCTTCTCAAGGTACTGCTGCTGCAATGACTAAGATAGCAGGTATTAGATACTTTAATCATTTGGTTAATGATGGTCTTATATTCAAAGTCCTCATTCCTAATGATGTACATGATGAGTATTTGATAGAACCACCTGAGGAAATTGCAGAGCAGGAAGCTAAGAAGTTAAGTGAGTGTATGGAATATGCAGCAGCAATCTTCTGTAAGAAAGTAACTATTAAAGCTGTGCCAGAAATCGGACCATGTTGGTTGCATTAGAATATTAGTGTATCCTAAGTTTTCTTGTTTTGGTATTGCTAATTTCAATATATTTTCTTATCTTTGCAAGAAAAAAAAAAGATATGGAAAATATTCAAACTAAAGTTTGCCCCAAGTGTAAGAGAGATTTGTCTTTAGAGCTTTATTCTAAAGGTAATGGAAAGTATGGTAGAAGAAGTATCTGCAAAGAATGTGATAGAGCTATCCATAATACTCCTGAAGCAAGGGAGAGAAGAAGATTGAGAAGAATTGAAAGGAGGAATACTGTAGATGGTTTGAGGGAAAGAGAAAAACAAACAGATTTACTTAGGCTTCAAAGTAATGAAGATGCTTATAAGAAATATCTCATTAGGAGTGCTAAGAGAAGGGCATTATCTCAAGGCATTCCTTTTGATATAGATTACACAGATATTTCAATCCCTGAGTATTGTCCCCTACTTGGAATCAAACTTAATAAGCATATTGGGGAAGGTAAATTACATGATGATTCTCCATCACTTGATAAGATAATATCTAAGTTGGGATACATTAAGGGGAATGTTTGGGTAATAAGTAATAAAGCTAATAGGATAAAATCAAATGCAACTGTAGAGGAGTTAGAACTTTTAGTTAAAAACTTAAAGGACAAATGGGTACATTGATATGGAAACATGGAGAATATTAGTCTTTATAGCAATACTGGCAGTGCTTTTTTATTGGAGCATGGTATGCTATAAAGCTTAGGTTGGAAGAGATAAGGAGTAAGATGTATGTATATCCTAAGAATGGTCATCATTACTTGCCACTTTTCAGTTGCAGGATAAAATGTCCTGCATCTGGTGAGTGGTTTGATGCACTAATCTATGAGGATTGCAAGACTGAGAAGTTGTATGTCAGGGATAGGAAAGACTTCCTTGACAAATTTATTAAACTAACAGAATATAATAATGGAAACAACAGTAAACAAGGAGTATCAGAAGCTGATTGATACTATCAAGTCAGTGAGGGATATGGCTAGCCTTAGTCCTGAGATGTGTACTAGGCTTAAGACAGTAGAGCAAGGTCTTATGAACTTAGGTGCAAGACCAGTGCTATCTGACAATGTGCAGTCCTTTATGGATATAACCACTAATATGGCTAAGACTTATGCAGCTAAGAACCATGACTATGGTAACTCATTTGAGCAGTCATGTAATAAGTTTGGCATCATAGCATCAGTGGTAAGACTGGGGGACAAGATGAACAGGATTGAGTCTTTAGCTGTCAAGAAAGCTGAGGTTAAGGATGAGTCTATCAAAGATACTCTTCTGGACCTTGCTAACTATGCCATTATGACTGTAATGTGGTTAAACCAGCAACCTAAAGAGGAGTAAGCATGGTAATAGCAGTGGACTTTGATGGAACTTGTGTTACACATGAGTTCCCTGAGGTAGGTAAGGATATAGGTGCAGTACCTGTATTGAGGAGGCTTGTAGAGAAGGGTCATCATATCATCCTCCATACTATGAGAAGTCATAGCAATGGAGAGTGTGGTAACTTTGACAAGAATGGCAATCCTATTGAGAGAGATACTCTACAGGATGCTATTGATTGGTTCAAGAAGAATAATATTCCTTTGCTTGGAGTCAATGAGAACCCTACTCAGAAGAGATGGACTTCCTCACCCAAGATATTTGCTCATATCTATATAGATGATGCAGCACTTGGAATACCATTGAAGCTTGATAAAGATGGGCATATATCTAGACCTTATGTAGATTGGAACAGAGTAAGGACTTTATTAAAGATTAAAGGAGTTTTATAATATGGCTAAAATAATTTTATGCAGAGGAATACAAGGTAGTGGCAAGACTACATGGGCTAAACAATGGGTACTTGAAGACCCTGAACATAGAGCAAGATTCAACAATGATGACATCAGAAATATGTTAGGTAAGTACTGGGTTCCCAGTAGAGAAGGATTAGTAAAGGATTTGAAGAGTACTTTCTTATGGAGTTCTATGTCCTATGGTTTTGATATTGTTATTGATAATATGAATCTCAATTCCAAGGAATTAGAGTACTATAATAGAGTGCTTGATGATTGGAACAATCCTAAAGGAATAGTACCTGCTGTGGTTAGACCAAAGTACAGCCTTGAATTTAAGGACTTCTTTATACCTCTTCAAGACTGTATAGAGAGGGACTCAAAGAGACCTAATCCAATAGGAGAAGAGGTCATAAGAAAGACTTATGAGAAGTATAAAGACATTCTGAAAGTGTAGTATGAGACAATATACATCAAGAGAGTTCATAAAGATAGTGGAATTTAATGGTTTCTATTATAGCAGATATAATGGAGACCATGCTATCTATGTGAATGATAAGGGAAGGCATATCAGCATACCTAAGAATCTTGAATGTGTAATTGCTCGTAGACTGATTAAAGAGAATAACTTGATAACAGACATTAAAAGAAAGAAAAAAAAATAATGGACAATTATAATTATCCTATGGGTGCAGATACTAAAGATGCACCCTGGAATCAGGTTGATAATCCTGAAAGGGAAATTGAGGTCACAGTAAGTGTCACCCTTAGTAAAACTGTAAAGATTAAGGTATCTGACTATGAGATTACTGACTCTGGAAAGGATGAAGATGGTGAATATTTTGAGGATATAGACTACTCAAACTGTGACCTTAAAGGTGCAGTTGAAGAGCAAATTGTATTACCTCAGAAAGCTTGGGATTATATAGCTCCTAAATCAAAGAGAAAGGTCAATGCTATCTTTGACTTAAAGGGCTGGAATGTTGATGACTTTGAAGTGATTGAGGAATAATGATAGATAACTTTGAATTAATCAAGAGTCTTTTCTACTTCAATGAAGCAAATGATATGTTCTTTCATTTGCAAATTGTTCAGAGAGCCAAAGACCATAAGGGTGAGAACAAGAAAGTAAAGGAGAGTGCAATCAAAACTTACTTTATTAGAAGTAGAGAGCATCTTGATAGAGTGAAAGAAGAAGTAGTGTTTCTCTGTGAACATTATGGTGCAAGAGCCTATATCAATGTAGCTGGAAAGGATTTCAAAAATCTGCAAGACCTATTGCTTGCTAAGTTAGCAGAGTATAATCTGAATGGTACTGTAAGAGACCCAAGGAGAATACTCAATAGTGCAGCAGGGGAATTGAAGTCAAGAAATCCTAAATGGGTAGTTGATATAGATGATGTATCTATGATGAATGCTATTGCAGATAAACTCTTTGAGTTATATGCAGAGGCTTGGAAAAAGAAAGGTTCTGATATTTCAGTAGAGGCACTTAAAGAAGTAGGATATGACTACATTTATGCCCAAATACCTACTAAACAAGGTATTCATCTCATTGTGAGACCTTTTAATCTACAAGCCTTCCATAAGGCATTTCCTGATGTAGATATACACAAAAACTCAATGGGAACTGTTTTATACATTCCTAATAGTCTCAACCATAGATATGTTTGCAGTGAATGTGGTAGCCCCAATATTCAGGTACAGGCATGGGTAAATGCTAATACCAATGAGTATGTAGATGACATAACTGATAATGCTGAATGTTGGTGTGAGGATTGTGGTAAACATACTAAACTTAAAGAAGTATAATGAAAGTATTAAAGATTTATTCAAGAACTTGTGGACCTTGTAAGACACTGGAGAGTAATCTTCAGCTTGCAGGTATTCCACATGAAAGTATAGATGTTCAATCTGTAGAGGGCTATGATGTTGTAGCCAAGTATGAGGTAAGAACAGTGCCTACTCTCATCTTAGTAGATGATGAGGGAAATGTTGTAAAAAGGCATAGTGGTCTGTTAGGTGTTCAAGAATTAAAAGAGTTCTGCAATGAGTAAAATTATCAGAATGGAAATGGTTACTCTTTGGAAGAGAGCATTAAATGCAGCAAGGAGAACCATAGGCAAAGCACCTTTAGATAAAGAACCCTCTAAATCTTGGGAAGCTAAGATGCTTTTAGCTGAGCATAGTCCTATCAGACTGCTTGAGTATGAGTGGACTTGGGCTGATATTATGCAGTGGGTTACTACACACTTGGTAAGACACCATGAAGGCTGTGAAAAGTTTGTTCATACTCAAAGGGGAGATAGAAGAGCCATCTTAGATGAGTATAATGTATCTTCGAGGAATGAGCTGCCCCAAGGTGCAACAAATGATATGGATATGACAGCCAATGCTCAGGCTTTGATAAGTATATCAAGAAAGAGACTGTGTAATTGTGCATCTAAGGAAACAAGAGAGGCTTGGAAACAGGTACAAGATGCTATTAGGGAGGTAGACCCAGTAATGGCAGATAAGATGGTTCCAGAATGTATCTATAGAGGATTCTGTCCTGAATTTATGAATCCTTGTGGCTATGCAAATACAGAGAAGTATCAGCAGGACTTGAAGAGATACAGAAGCACTGACTATGATGAAAGTGGACATTTGATAAGTAATAACTAAAAAAAAGTATGGCTTTTGGTACGAAGAAATCAGTTGTAGCTACACCTTCTTTCAGTGAAAGAATGGCAAGCATTAAGTCTATGTTTAAGACTGCACATGAGAATGCAAGTAATCTCCATGCAGAAATGGAGTCAGAGATTGCAAAGAAGGAATCTCAAATTGCTGCATTGCAGGAAGACATCAAAACTATTGGTGTTACTAAGCAGGAGGCTGAAACATTTATGTCTAATATAGAAAAGCTTATTTAATATGATTGAGCAAATAAATCAGTTAAAACAAGGTTCCATTATTAGTGAGAGTTCTCACTATATTGTGAATAAAGTATCAGGCTCTAATGCTTGGCTTACTCATTTTGAGAGTGGTGAAGAGGTTCAGATTGGTATGAGTTATTTGAAGAATTATACTAACTCTGCTGACCTGTTTGAAACTACAGTAAAGGTAACTAAAGAAGATAAGAAGGATGGTACTCTCGGTATTAGAAGTATTTGGGAGAACATTCATTCTGGTCAAGTATTTACTGTATGCTTCAAGAAGCAGGACAAACCTAAGAGCAAGAAGAAGCTCAATGAGGAGATTGACCATCTTGTGAATCAATTCTCTGAGGACATTGACAAGGTTAGGGCAAATAAGAAAGGTGTAGCTGAAAGGGCTAAGCAGCTTATTACTGAACTTGTTAGGGAGCCTATCCTGCCTTATGAAGAGGGAGAGGAGAGAGTTCTTAGAGGCTACAAGATTCAGTTTGAATCAAGGGATGGCAGATATAACTGCATTGATATGGACATACAACAAACAGATAAAGAGTCTGGAGTTAGACCTGTCAATATCAACACCATTAAATATTTAATCTTTGATGGCGTCAAATATATAGTTGAATAATTCCTATAAGGGAGGATAAGTGAAATACTTGTTCTCCCTTTACTTTTTCCCATAATACCTTGTGTATTACAATTAAATTCCTTACCTTTGCACAAATAATACTTTTAATTATATGAGTTGTTTAATTATAACACCAGAAATTAGAGAATTAGCTAAGAAGTTTCCTAATGAGACAGAGCAATCAATACTTAACTTGGTTGGACTGTGGCAGGAAAAGAATAATAAGTCTATTGAGGATATTCCATTAGGTAGTGAACTCAATGATTTTATTAAGGAGTTGAGAAGTCCCAAAGTAGTCTCTAAAAGAGTAGAGGTTTTTTCTGGCAATTGGACCAGACAAGATGTGGCTAATCAAACAAGTAAAGTATTCTTATTTGGTGATAATACTAATGACAGAGTAAATACTCACTATGTGCCTACTATGACCCAAGCAGTTATTAGAGGTCTTGATAATGCCATTGGTATTGATACTAAGAAGAATAGAGGAACCTCAGAAGATTCTTACTTTACTGATGAAGATTTTGATACCTTCAAGTCTCAAGTAGATGAGGCTATTCAGAAAGCTATAGATAGTGGCAAAACTATTGTTATCCCTGAAGGTGGAATAGGTACAGGTAAAGCTCAATTAAAGGAGAGAGCACCCAAGCTCTTTTCTTACCTTCAAGACAAATTAAATGCACTTAGAGAAAGTGCAGGGACTACAGATGCACTTAGCAGTTCTTTTGATACTCCAAGGGTTACTTCTGTTGAAGAGCAGCAGAAGGTGGACTTACTCTTTGACCCAAGAACAAGAAGAGATAGAGTGACACTTATTGCAAGATTCTTCAGTAATGAAGTTGATAATGCCTTGCAGGAAATGACTGATTCTTTGAAGAGAAGAATTGATGATGCCAGTGGTATGGAGAAGGAAGAATTACAGGCTGAGCTTAATAGCTTGGATAGATTCTCTGCTATAAAGAAGTACACTCCTGCTGGTATATTCAAGAGAGTAGCTAACATCTTCAATTCTTATGTACAAGATACAGAAGAGGGCAGAATACAGCAAGAACTTAATGCAATCAACTCTATGAGAGGTGCAGATAAGTTCTCTGATAAGCAGAAATTAGAAGCTGCCAAGAAGAAAGCTGCTTATAAGAATCAGGAGTATAAGAAGATAGTTGATGACCCTTATGTCTATAAGGCTCTTGCTGAGGAAGCAAGTACTTTACTTGTAATGACTGAGGGTATTAGGATAGACCCTAACTACATTGCACCTGCTGATGCAAACCTCAATGATGATGACCCTGATGGTAACAGTGAGGTAGATAATGAAGCAGAGGATTGGAGACAAGAAGAGGCTTATAAGGATGGATGGATGACTAATTTCAGACAGGTAAGTTCACATGAATCTCTGTCACAAGCTGTAAGAAAAGTAATCAGACAAGTACCTAAACTTGACTATAGAGGCAAGTATGAAAAGGATGATTTAGGTTTCACAAGATACCTTGATGCTGACTATGTTCATGCTACTTTCATTGACAAGTTAAGGAACATGATTAATTCTGATGATATGCTTCCTTTGATGCAGGATTTGCAAAGAATCAAGCCTTGGGTTAAGCAAGTGACCAAGTTACTTCAAGGTGATGAGACTTTGTTCTCTCAGTTCTATCAAGACTTCAGAAAGGACTTTATGCCTTACTGGATTCAAAAGAAGAAGATGATGCCTGATGGTACTTTCAAGATGGAAACTATTGCCATCAACAAGCCTGAAGGTGTGTACTATCTGCTTGATGCTTGGAGAGATAACTATGAGAATGGAGTACAGCTTGATGATGATAGTGTATATGAGAAGAATGGGGAAATAAACAAGGATAATGCAGCTAAAGGTTTACAATGGACTGAGACATTGAACAATATGTTCCAGAACCTTGATACAGAATCCAGACTTCAACTCTTGGAGAGAGAAGATGTATGGAATACCATAATGAAGTTACTTCACATGTTAGGTATTGATGCTAATCCTTCTGTATTGAAAACTGCATTAACTGATATAAAGACAGCTCCAGGTATCACATTTACTGACCCAATTATGCTTCTTTTACCACAATTGAATGTCATATTCAGTGGTATTAAGAAGGGTGAAGTCAAGTCTGAGACAAGGGAGGATGGTACTGAGAAGAGAGGAGACCTTATCAATACTTTTGGCTCTGCTTACAATATGATTGCAAGTATGATGGCAGAAGTTACTGAGGATGCTATTGAAAGTAGTGTCAGAGAGAATGATAAGTCTTACTATTCTCATGTTACTCCTAACTACTTAGGTAAGCTTATTAAGAATCTCAAGAATGTTATGAATGACAAGGAGAGATTTGAACAGTTTATGCAGACTGAGTTCAAGGATTATGAGTGGTTCTTTAAGGATGGTCATTGGAGAAATGACTGGCTAAGACAGCTTGCAGAGTCTGATGAATTGAGAAGAGGTCTTAACCATAAAGTAGTATTGAACTCTGATAAGGTAGACTATACTAATTGGGATGATTTGGATTATACTTTGGCTCTTCTTACAGAATATTGGGGAGACCCTGATTCTGCAAAGTCAAGTATAAAGTATGCTTGGTATCATGTTCCTATTCTTTCAGATAGCCCTTCTGCTGAGTTTATCAGATTCAGAAAGTACACAACAGGTGATGTGCTTGATGAAAATGGTAAGAAGAGAACCTATGATGATGTTATCCTTGACAAGTTAGTAGACTTGGTTAATCAAGAGTATGACAGAATTATGCTGGTTAGAGAAAGAGATGAGGCTTATCAGAGTGGAGATAAGAGTGTAGAACCTATTGCAAACTATGATATTGTCAGAAAGAAAGATGGGAGTATAAAGAGTATGGGAGGTGCAGAATTTAAGTTCCTTCCTGCACTTAACAACCTCAGATATGACAATGGAGAGACATTCATTGATAGGCTAAGCAGACTTAAATCCAAGGGTACTGGTGCTGAACTTAGGAACTTTCTAAGAACTGCTCTTAATGACATGATGGAAGATGGTTTTGAACAGACCTATAGAGATTGGATGAGGGTAGGACTTTTGGATGAGCTTCCTAATGGTAAGTACAAGTATCTTCCTTTTGAGGGTCAGTCCAAGCAGAATGCAATAACTGCAAAGGCACTCATTAAGGCTAAGGATGCTTTAGGTTCATTATGGAATACCAATATGGAACTAATGCTTAGAGCCTATAACAATAATAGTGCTTTTGATAGCAGGGAAGCCAATAGTCTGATGGAGCAAATCAAGGCATTACTCACAGATAAGGCAACAAGAGGTGAGATGGAGTTGAAAGATGCTCAGTCAATCTCAAGAAGTCTGTTTGTTAAGAATAATGCTAAGGATGCACTTAGAGAATACTATTGGAACAGTAAGTTAGCTACTTCACAAATTATCCAGCTTACTACTACTGACCTTGCCTTCTATAAGAACCTTGAGGACTTTCAGAAGAGATATAAGGAGGTTCATGCTCCTGCCCTCAGACTGAATACTAAGGCTACTTATAAAGGTGAGAGAATTGGTAGGGATTGGGAAAGAACCATCTACTTGAAGGATGATGAGATAGTATCTTCTGTACTTGAAGACATCAAGACTGTACTTGATGAAAGGGTTAGAAGAAATGAAATGACCAAGATAGACAGAGATAATATTATCAGCAAGTTTAGAAATGTGAATGTAGCAGATGCTCAGGCATATAGAAGTTTGAGTTCCTATAGGGCAATACTTGGCATGTCAGGTCAGTGGACAGATGATATGGAGCAGGCATATAACAACTTCAAGAATGGAGATTGGAATATTAAAGACTTCAATATCATTTGGCAGACTAAGAAGCCTTATGTTTATACACAAGTCAATAATAACAGTGGCATTGAAGGTCATACTGGAATTAAGACTCCTGTACAACATAAGAACTCAGAGTTCCTATTACTTGCTATGCACGAACTAATTGCTGGTCCTTTGGGAAGGTCAGGCAAGTTGAAAGCCATAAATAAGTTTATGGAGGATAATCAGATTGATGTAGTTCAGTTTGAATCTACTACTAAGGTTGGAAAACAAGGTGTAATAGATTTGAATGATGTTAATACAGAGGCTGATGTAATCCAAAGACTTAAAGATACCACAGGTATTGGATTTGGTAATGAGAATCCTAATGTGGTACATAAGGTATCTTATGAAGATTATGGTATTCAGACTGCAACTCCTGAACATGCTATTGATGCTGTTCAGTTGGTAGGTACTCAAATTAGAAAGCTAATTACTGCTGACACCTCTGATGATACAATCATTGAGGTTAATGGTAAGAAGATGACTAAGAAAGAGTGGCTTGACCTGTATAATGCCATCAATACTGAGAATATTCTTCAAGCATTTGCTGATGTAGATAAGATATTCAAAGACCCAAAGAAGGTAGAAGAAATCTTACTTGAAGAGATAAGAGGTAATCAAAGATATGGTATGGATATGATGAGGGCTTGTACTCTTGATGAGAACAACAACTTCAATATACCTCTCTTTGACCCTGTACAATCTCAAAGAGTACAGACACTTCTTAATAGTGTAATCAAGAGTAGAATTACTAAACAGAAGATTAGAGGAGGAGCATTAATTCAGGTATCTGATTATGGCTTAACTGATGAACTTCATGTAGTATTTGAAGGTGAAGGTGCTAACAAGAGGATTAAGTATCTTGAGTGCTATATGCCTGCATATAGTAGAGAGTTCTATGAGCCTCTTATGGACCCAAATACTCACCAGCTTGATGTAACTAAACTTCCAGAGGATTTAAGAAAGTTGATTGGATATAGAGTTCCAACAGAGGATAAATACTCAATGGCTCCTCTGTATATCAAGGGATTCTTACCTCAACAGAATGGTTCTGCAATCATGCTTCCTGCTGAGATTACTACTCTATCAGGTTCTGACTTTGATGTGGATAAGATGTATATCATGTTACCTGAGTTCAGAGTTAAGAAATATGATATGAGACAGGCAAGAGAAGACTATGCAAGAATGAATAGCTTATTCAATCAAGTATTGTCACAGTTTACTCATAGCCAGTTGGCAGAGGATATTCTCAATGCAGATACTGATGACTTTAAGGAATGGTTCAAGGAGAATAAGGAGAAGTACAGACTTGCCAAGCCTATTATAAGTAAGGTAAAGTATGACTTCAATAAGTCTCCACAGGAGAACAGTCTTGAGGCAAGAAATAACTTGCTGATAGATATGATGTATGGAGTCTTGACTAATGCAGATACAGCTTCAAAGATTCTTAACCCAGGTGGTTTTGATTATCAGAAGAAGTCTGCAAGAATAATGACTATTCTCAATGATTCTTATGAGAGTGACTTGGCTCAAGCATTAAAGGATATGGGTATAGAACTTAATAAGACTGTACAGAAAGGTGGAAAGTCTTATCCTAAGTCTATTGCTTCATACCTATTTGACTTAGACCTTGATACTCTTGACAAGTTGGCAGAGAAAACAAAGGTCAAAATGGACCCATTATCACCAAGAACTCAAGTAATGTTGCATCAACAGAACATGACTGGTGCTAAGTTGATTGGTATTTATGCCAACCATAATGCAAACCATGCTTTGATGCAACATACTCAGTTGGCTTTGGATGAAGAAAATGGCTCATTTGTATTGAATGGAAAGAGACTTACATCTTTACATGATATTATGAATGGTGACAAGGAATTTATCTCAAAGAATAATGCTGGATTCTTGGCTGCTTCTGTGGACAATGTTAAAGACCCTGTGCTTGCAGCACTTAATCAGAATACTTTCACTGCTGATGCTTCTATGCTTCTTTCAAGGTTAGGTTATAATCCTATTGAGATAGGTCTGCTAATGATGCAGCCTATAGTTCAAGAGATTACTCAGACCTATTTTAGAGAGAGTAGAGAAGGTAAAGGTAAAGATACCATCATTGATGAAGTATTGGATAAGTATAAGGAGAAGGCTGCTCTTAATAATGACTTGACTTATGATAACTACAAGAATAATAGCTTCTACATTGAAGAGCTTGCAGATAATATAATGCTTGCTAAGGAAGCTGTTACTGACAGGTCTCAGACTTCTGATTTCAGAAAGATTGAGTTCTATCAGAAACAAGTTGCAGTTGGATATTTGTTCAAGAGAATTATGAACTCTGCTGATGCTTTGGGACAGTTAGTACAGGCTACAAGGTCTGATACCCAAGGAGGTGCTGCTGGTCCTACTATTGCAGATACAGAGTTAAAGATGCAGAAAGTGAAAGACCTGCTGGACCAAATAGAGAATAATGACAAGTTCCCATTGAAGAATGCCAATGTAATACTTGATGGTCTGCTATCAGACAATCCTGACACTGACACTCTAAGAGAAAGACTATTGTCAGCTCCTCTTCCTTTCTTACAGGCTTTCTATACTCTTGGCTTACAGAAAACAGAAGAAATGTTAGGGTCTTACTTCCCTCAATATACTGAATCATTCAGAACTGTAATTGATGACCTTAGAGACATGACTAAGACTGGTAAGTTGAATGTAAAGACTATGAATAGTATTTATAATGACCTGCTTGCCTATATCATGTCAAAGAATGGATTCTTTGGTTCTGAATTGATTGTAAACCCTGACTCAGAAGTAGGTGATATTATTGTGACTTCCTCTGATAAGAGAAAGGATTTCATCAATAACTTCCCTGAATACTTTAAAAGAGTGGTTACAGATAATGAGGATATAGCTGACCTTGAATTTATTAAGAGGCTCAAGGTAATTAGGGCAAATGACAGTAATCCTGTAGACACAGTAGTGTTTAAGAATGTGGGTCAGTTAAGCCCTACTTTGAGAGAAAGATATATGAGAGATTGGGCATCTCTATTATATATGAATAACCCAGAAGCTCAGAAACTTGCTCTTAATCTATTCAGATATAGCTATTATAGAAATGGCTTTGCATTTGGACCTTCAACCTTCATCCATTTGGCACCTGTGGCAGTGAGAAATGCTATCCCAGAGTACATAAGTACATTGAGAACTCTCTTGTCATCAAGTGATGATTATAGTCAATTTGTAGACCAATATGTCTATAACCACTTGGATAACAGAAAGTTGGTTCCTGAAATCCCTGATACAGCCTCTGTCCAGTTCATAGGAGAGGATAATGAAGTTAAGGATGAAGTTGCATTTGTGATTGATGATAATGCTACCTTTGGAGATAAGAAAGTTATCAAGAAAAGGATAGATACTCCTGATGGTCCTGCTTATGACTTCTTTAAGTATATAGGTAAGAGAATTAGAGGAAACTATGTCTATTACAAACTGACTTCATTAGGTACTGAACAAACTAATGTTGCAACCTATGAAAGGATTGAACCATTAGGTTTCAGAAACAGCTTTATTGAATATGAATATGGTAAGGATGTAGAAGAGATGGAAACTGTAATTGATAAGAACAGGAAAGATTATGACCCTTATGCAGATACATTGTCAAGATTTGACCTTGGAGATGCTGAGGTTGATTATGATTCTATGCCTGACTATCAAGATATGCCTCAAGAGTATTGGGATTCTATTCCAGAGGTAGATACTGATGCTTTCCAACAGGTATATGGTACTCCTCTTGATACTTCTGCTCCAAAGGCTGATGATGTAACAGCTATTCAGCCTAATACAGAGTATAAGGATGAGAATGGTGATAGTATTTGTGGTGCTCCAACATTATATAGTTTATAAGATATGGCAAGAAGTTGTGCAATTATTCCAAAGGTGAAGAATAGAAATGGTCAGGTAGTGGACAGCAAGTTATTTAAGGACTTGCTGTCCTTCACTTCAAACAATAGAAGTGAGGCTACAAGACTATATCTTATCACAAAAGCTGACTCTTTTATAAGAGATTGGAATCCAAGGCTAACATTAGATGAAAACAATGAACCTACATTGAGAAGTTTGCTAAAGCAGACTAATCTCAGTAAAGTCATTCCAGAAACTAAAGTACTTGAGAGACTTAATAGGGAGATTGGGTACTATAAGAAAGGAATGGACAGACCAGCCCTATGGGTAAACAATGATGAGAATTATCAAAAGTTGAAACAAAGGGCTATAGCCTTTAATCAGAACTCAGAGTATAGGGATGATTATGTGGCTAATATAGTTAAGATTCAAGACAGTGAATCTCCAAGAGTATTCATTGGAGTAAAGGTTGAGAAAAGAAACAGGCTTAACTCTATTAATGCAGACAAGATGGAATACAATGAAAACCTTAATAACAGGTTGAGAGGTATTCTTGAGTCTCATGGAATAGGGATAGGTGCTTTGACTAACCTTGAAAAGAGAATGGGTGTTCATGGTGTGACTGATTTTGATGTTGCAAGAAATGCAGCAAATGGTCTTGTTGAAATGATTAGGCTTGCTAATGGTATTCAAGGTGAAAGAGCACTTCCTGAGGAATTTGCACACTTTGCCATTGAAGCTATGGGTGATAATCCACTTATCACAAGACTTATCAATAATATATCTTCCAATGGGCTGGCAAGAGAAATTATAGGTGAGGACTATGACACCTATGATACCTTATATCATAGTGATGATACTAAGTTGGCAAAAGAAGCTGCGGGTAAACTACTTGCAAAGCATCTTCTTCAAGGTGAGAATATTCCATCTGCTCCTTATAAGAATCTACTGCAAAGAGTAATCCAAGCAGTTAAGAGTTTCTTTAAGAATATTAGTGCAAGTCCTATACAAAGAGCCATGAAAGAGGCTGATAAGAACTTTGGTTCTTTAGCACAGCAAATACTTAATGGCAGCATGGATGAGGCTATTGATGTTAGCAATATAGCTTCAAATGGGGTATTTTACAGTACCTCAGAGAGAGTGGCAAGAGATAAGAAGTTACTTCAAGGAATCATTGAGAATGAGTTGAAGAGATTGAAGATTTATGAAAAGAGAAATCCTAATAGCCAGTTTAGTGCTAATCAAAGGTTACTCATTGATAGATTGGATATTGAATTAGCTGATAACAATGAGATTGAGGGTATTTATACTTTTGTAGAGAATGCTCTTGAGGAACTATCTAAGGTAAGTGACAGGCTTACTATGCTACAGAATACACCTGCTACTAATGTTAATGAGAGAGCCAGAGTACTAAGGGATGTCAGAAACTACTTGTATAGTTACAAGCATATTACTGATGATATTAGGAAGGCTCTTATTGATGAAGAGAAGTATGCAGACAATAGGTATGGTCAAAGGGTAAGGGTTGTGTTAGACAACACAACTACACTACTTGGAGACTTGTTTGTCAGATACAACAATGTAGCAATGCCTCTCTTTGTTGATTTCATTAAACCTTTTGTAGGAGAGAGTATAACTGTTCCTTTTGGTAAGTTCAAGGGTAAGACTATGAGTGCTGAGGACTTGGTTAAGATAGCTGACAAGGACATATCTTTCTTTGATAGGTGGCTTGATTCTATGGCAGACTCTTCAGATTATATGCTGAAAGTTATGGACCAAGCTGTCAAGAAGAGTAAAGAAAATGCAAGGTTGGAGACTATCAATGTTATGAAGGAGCTTCAAGCTGCTACCATTAAGTTAGAGCAAGCTGGAGTTAAGAGCACTGATTGGATGTTTGAAAGAGACAGTAAAGGCAATCTTACAGGTAATTATATCTCTGAGATTAATCAAGGTCTATTCAAAGAGAAAGTCAGGGAAATGTTCAAGTCTCTCAATGAGAAGTATGGTAAGAATCCTGTAGGAGATAATGCAGAGAAATACAGAAAAGAGAGACAAGCTTGGTTTGATGCTAATATGAAAGTAGTCAATGGAAAGAAGCAACCTAAAGTATCAATCTATGGCAACAAGGCTTACCAAAATTTGAATCCTGCTCAGAAAGAGTACTACAATAAGATTATGGAGATAAAAGCCAAGCTGGATTCATACCTTCCTGACAAGTACACTACCTTAACTAATGCAGTTAAAATCAGAAAGGACTTACTTGAAAGGGTAAAGGCATCTGATGGTGTAAAGTCAGGTAGTACACAAGTATGGGAAGCTGTTAAAGACCAATTCATTAGAAGGACAGATGACACTGAGTTTGGAGATAGGGCTACAGTAAAGGACTTTGAAGGTAAAGAGGTGCAAGTACTTCCTATCTACTATACCAAGATGAAAGAAGGTGAAAGCCCTAATGACCTATCTACTGATATAGTATCTACTCTCACAGCTTATGCAGCTATGGCTAATGACTTCAATGAAATGAATAAAGTAATTGATGTTCTTGAGCTTGGCAGAGATATGCTGAAAGAAAGGGAGATTATACAGACAAGAGGTGGTAAACCACTGGTTAAAAAGTTCAAGTCTGTAGGTAGGAAAGTAGAATCTACTCTCACTAAGTCTGGTGATGAAACAAGATTTATGCAAAGACTGAATGACTTCTTTGAAATGCAAGTCTATGGTAGGTATATGGCTGATGAAGGCACATTTGGTAATACTAAGATTGATAAAGGAAAGGTGGCTAACTTTGTTAATAGGATGACTTCTCTTAATACATTAGCTGTCAATGTACTATCAGGTATTTCCAATGTGGCTACTGGTGGAGTTATGATGAGGATTGAATCTTTCTCTGGGGAGTTCTTTAATGAATCTAATACTCTAAGGGCTGATAGAAACTATGGTCAAGCATTACCTGAATTTCTTGCAGAGATTGGTAATAGAGTCAAGACAAGTAAACTTGCTTTGTGGGATGAATTATTCAATGTAATGCAGGAATATGAGACTGATGTTAAGGAAGTAAACTTTGACAGAAAGACTTGGTTCAGTAGAATGTTTGGTACTTCTGCTTTATTCCTTATGAATAATGCTGGTGAGCATTGGATGCAGAATAGAACCTCATTAGCACTTGCAGATGCTTATAAAATGAAAGCTCCTGATGGTAAGATGGTATCTCTATGGGATGCTATGGAAGTGGTTCCTATTGATAAGAATAACAAGAAATTAGGTGCTAAGTTACAGTTAAAGCAAGGTTATACTAAGGAGGATGGGTCTGCATTTACAAGAGATGATATTATAGCATTCAGTAGAAAGTCTGCTGCTATAAATCAGAGAATGCACGGTATTTACAATAAGGCTGACAGAAGTGCAGTACAAAGGTTAGCTGTAGGTAGAATGGGTGTTATGTTTAGAAAGTGGATTAAGCCATCTTTGAATAGAAGATTTAAGTCTGCCACATATAACTATGACTTGCAAGCATGGACAGAAGGTTACTATAATACCACAGGTAGGTTCTTGATGCAGCTTGCTAAGGAATTGAAAGAAGGTCAGTTTGCATTAGCTGCAAATTGGAACCAACTTTCCAAGACTGAGAAAGCAAACATCAAAAGAGCTGCAACTGAAGTAGGACACTTCTTAGCAGTAGCACTTGTACTTGGTCTAATGGATTGGTCAGATGACAAGGATAGACCTTGGCTGGCTAAGATGGCAGAATATCAAGCAAGAAGACTATATACTGAGCTTGGTTCTTTAATCCCTGGACCTCAGATGGTTGGAGAGGGATTAAAGATTATTAAGTCTCCTGCTGCTGGTATTAACACACTTGAAAGTACTCTTGATTTGATAGGACTTATAAATCCATTTAATTATGAAGTATTTGCAGGTGAAGAAGCTATATTACAGTCTGGCAGGTATAAGGGGCATCAAAGGGCATATAAGCTATTCTTTGAATCTCCTATTATACCAATGAATAAGACTATTTATAGAGGTTTACACCCTGAAGAGGGTATTCCATTTTTTAAACAATAAATATTATGTTATTATATTGTGTACTCTTGATTATAGGCATTCCATTGTGTATTGCCTTATGTGGTAAATTGTGATAATATGGTAAAGGGGAGTGAGTAGATTAAGTTCTACTCCTCCCCTTATTTTTTTTTTATTTCCTACAAAATAAAAAGGGCAAGGTGATTAACCTCGCCCTTATAAAAAATTTCATCCTACTGATTAAAAGGCTATACACTTGATAGCTTGGTCTCTCTCCTCTTGAGAAATTGAATCAAACTTCTCTGCTGTCCAACCTTTCTTCAATAAATTCTCTTGCATAGAATCACTTAAAGTATTAAATGATGTAGTAGTTGAAGTAGTACCTCTCAATTCACTGATAGTGGGGACTTTGAATGTACTATCTGCATACTTACCCTCATTAATTCTTCTATAGTAGTCTATCAAGGAAGGTCTAAAGTTATTCCAGTTAGTAACCTTAGCAAAGAGTTCCTTGAAGAAATCAAGTATTCTCTTACCTAAGCCCCTATTCTGTCTTGTCATTACATACTCTCTGAATCCTTCTGCCATATCTTCCTCAAGAGAGAGATTATCTTTCTCACCATATAACTTTCTTGCTTCATCATATAATGCCTGTCTCTCATTATTGTCAAGAAGGAGATTAAATACAGCATGGAATGCTTCATGGTATGCAGTACCTTCAGCAGCTATGTCAGACAATGTGATTACACCTTTATCAAATTGTCCCCAAGCTAAAGCACCTTGTCTGCCTACTTTAATAAGACCTTTTACTACTTGTACTCTATCATTCTCACTTAATTGAGGTAGTACCCTACTCAACCAATTAAGCTCCTTTTCCTGATTCCATACTGTAGCTTCTGTGTCATCTACTCTTCTTAGGGTAAATTCATCCTCAAACTCTTCATCATGGTCATTTATTGCCTGTTCCTTTTGAGCAGTATAGGCAGCACCTGTCTGGGTATTACCTTGATTAATAGTTGCAGGAGTCTCTACAGTAGTAATAGGAGCAACACTTACAGTAGGTACTGCATCAGGGTCAAACAATATAGTCTTTTCTGATGCTAAGTCTTTCATTCTTTGAGGATTACCTAATAAAGCCTTTCTCATGGAATCCTCAACTTGAGATTCACTCATACCTCCTTGTACAGGGTTATTCTTTATAAGTAAGAATGTTTTACCATTAGGGAATACTGCATAGTAATTATTTGAAGCTACATGAGCTTCTTCTCCCTGTCTGCCAAATCCCTTGGTTATATTAGGAACCTTAGTTACATGAACTTCAACCCCATCAATTACAGTAAGTGGTGTAACATATCCCTTATGTAATTTACCATCCAACTCAAAGTAACCTACTCCCTCATCAGCATTATTCATACTGTGTTCAGGTGTCAAATCTTCAATAGG